TATTCTAAGAAACGATGTTACCGCTGAAAACTATACTACAGTAGCGGAAGCTTTTGAACTGACATCAACTGAACCGACAGAAGAAAACATCTTAAGGTTCAAAAATTCTTTGAAGCGGTATACTAAACCTCAACTTTGCGCTAGGCTAGCACAATATTACTACCAGTGTCGAGATAAAATAGACGCTATCTCTTTAGAAAACTGGTTCGAAGACTACCGTAGCTACGGATCTGTTTTCGTAACTGCGGATAGAAATTGCTACAACGTAGAGAATTTGTATCAGTCTACTCTTAGAAATCATATAGATCCTTTAACCAGGAGAGAATTAACTCCCCGTGAATTAGAGACTCTAAATATTCGAAGAGAAAGAATTCGTAGATCGAGGAGATGACCCTATTAATAGTCTCTCGAAGCGATCATCCAGCAGCATTTCTTCATACTCTAACCATTTTTATACCCAGATCTCTATTTTTAGGTTTGGGTATTAAACCTCGATTCCTAAAGAATTCTAGGAAAAGAAGTGATGCGTTTCTTTCTACTCTTGCTCTAGGACCATATTCTTCATAAACTGGAGGATTCCATCCAGATAATTCTGGAGGTAAATTTATAGACACCCTAATCTTTTCGACAGCAGATTCGTGAACATCTCTGAAGTGTCCATCTCCTATAGCTACATTATATTGTCTCTCGAATATAAAACCTTTATGTTGATTCTCGTTGAAGAGTTCTTTTAGTTCTGTTTTAGGCGGAAATATTTTATGAACAAAATTGTCGAAATCTATCTCGTTTAATATAGAATCAATTACATTATAGCAAACCATCATCCCAATACCCCTGCGATACTCTGTGTCGAATATTATGTTAATTGCAGCTAGCACTGCTTCAAAAACATCTTCAATAGCCTTATCCAAACAGGTTTCTTCTTCATTAATTATGATAACCTGTTTAAGCTTTAACTTTTCTGCAAAAAGTTCAGTCGCTAATTCACCAGAAGTAAATGCGGAGAATAAACCATTTAAAACGCTAATATCGTTGGTGGTAGTGTTATCAAAAAAATAACTAGCTATACAATTACCCAAAACCCTATCTCCTCTAAACTCTAATCTTTCGTAGTTTTTAAAAGAATTCATCGACTTATGAGTTATAGCTTCTTCTATTAGAGAAGTGTGTTTAGTAAGTATATTGTAGATATCTCTGTTAGTTAGATTCAGCCTGCCACGTTGTTCAAGAACTTCAGTTAAAAGTGAAATCGGACTAGTTACCTTTAAGAAATCGGCGATATTCCTGTCTCTTTTTGGTAAACTTCCATGTTGATTTTGTAGAGGCTGTTCGAATTTCAAACCACGATATTCTGGACTAGTTTGAAGAGGAGGCTTCTTGGGTTGTTCAAGCCTCAACTTTATATGATAATTACTTATCCAATTTCTTAGTTTATTTACATCTGGAGAACCAATCTTTGAAATGACTCTAGGATCTTTTAACTTATCTAAAAACGTTTTACAAAAGAAAGTTTCTAAAGCACAGTCGAAACAATGGTCTCCTCCAAGGACAGTGTCTCCTACATCATCATAGTAAGCCCATTCTCTGAGAATAGTATTAACATAAAACATTTGATTTTCATAATTATTCAAAGTCCAAACTTTCATTTTTGGTTCTCCATTATGAAAGGCATCTTCACTTACATTCATTAGACGTATTTCTGTGGTAGTTTCTGGTGCGTAAGCTTGTAAAACACCGTACCCGTCGATGTAATCCTTATGAGTAGTTTTACCCTTGTTTAGATCAACATACGGAATCCTAAACTTTAGACAGAACGCTTTTGGTTTTAATTGTTTAATCCAGGATAATTGTGTATCTAAATCCGAGTCTACGATAACTTCAGTAACATTACCTCTATTATCAGTATTCCTTATATCAGAGAAGAAAAGAATTTTATCTTTCTTAGGGATGTATTCTTGAAGAATTTGATGTGTAAATTTCACACCTTCTCCTGTAGGAAGAGTTAAAATCTTAACGTTTGTAAGGTTTGTCCCTTTCGTTTTTTTTGGGTCGTATAAATAAAATGTGATTGCTGGAAATAACTCAGCTACAGCAGAGATATTCTCTCCAGGAGAAGACCCTATATATAAACATATGTCATTGTCTTTGCTATATTTCGTAAGAAAATATAGCAAAGAGTTAAATAGTTTTCTTTGAGGTAAGTGTAAAGTTGTTCTCGTATTTTTACAACAGTTTTGTATATATTTCACATCTGAGGTTACACTTTGCAGAAGATGAGGTGGAGATTTATGATGTTTGTTTTTAACATCAAATATAACATTAACAGCTTGATCCATTTTGTTTTGTAACTAAGCTAAAAAAAATGGACGACGAATATGAAGATATAATCTATCCAGAAGAAGACAACTTAGATGATCTGATAGCAGAAGAACCTGTTGAGCTAGTTGAACCAGAAGAAGAATATGCTCCAACGTTTGAACAAATTTCTAGTACAGAAAGAGGACCAGCTCAAAAAGAAAGGATAGAAAATATTGCTTTTGTTAAAAAGTATATTATAAACTCTAAGCGTAAAGTGAAAGATATATTGTTAGCAGAGTTTCATGAAAAAATCATTCATCTAAATCCTTCACTCTTAAAAGAACTTTCAGATAAGAAAAAACAAAAATTTACTGTAGAGAAATTCAGATATTACAGGTTTTTAGAATTTTTAGTGTCGAAATGCGATGGATAAAGATAGATTATTATGTATTACTACAATGGCCGAAAAGTTTGATATTAACAGATATGATCTTTTTGTATACTTAGATACGACATTCTATAATTCTGAATTCAGTGACGAGATTCAGAAAGACATGTTTGATTGTTTAACGTATGTAAACACCCACTTATCTTACTTCTTGATAGAGTTAATTTATGAATTAAGTTTAAGAACACATATCTTTTATTTTGTAGACTATGAAGAAGCTAACACATTTTTATACGAGACATTATCTTCTATTACTAAAATATCATGAGACTTTCTCTTTAAACGAAAATTTCTGAGAAAATGACGAGTGACACTGTAGGAGAAACAACTGTGGTATTGACGGCGAAGCCGAAAACACCACGGAAAACCAAAAAAGAACCTGAACCACCACCAACTGATCCACTTCCTCCGCCACCAGAAGAGCCTAGAGAATCTCACAAGGAAAAAAACTTCACAGCTTCTCAAGGGCGATTGAGAAAATTGTTCACAAAGTCTGGTCTTTCTGGTAGGATATCTAAAGATGTTTTTGAGATGTTAGATAAGAAAATTAAATGTCTAGTTGAACAGAGAGTTAAAGCACTTGTAGTGAAAGATAAAAGAATCATTTTTGATGAAGAGTGTGATGATAAAGAGAAAGTTTACGAATTGCCAATTACTCCCTTTAGAGAATTTATTAAAGCAGTTATTAAAAAAGAATATGATATTTCCAGAGTTTCCCCAGATATCAGTGAAACTTTACACTATTTGGTTGAAAAAGATGTAGTCAAATTGTGTCAATATGCTCAAGACATTATGAAGAACAGCACACGAAAAACTTTATTCGCTAATGATATAGAGGTAGCTAGCAGAGCTTTATTAAAAGATTAAGTCTAAAAAGAATAATACGGAGACCATAAATCGTAACAGTTATGTCTAAATCTACGGAGCAACTTTTTCTTCAAAATTCTGGTCATATTTTCTCTAAATGCAATTTCATGTCGTGTGAAATCATTATTCACGTAAGCTAACGAAGATGATTTTTTATTACAAAAGAGATCTATTTTTTTTTCATCTCCTGGAATAAGGTTAGTGACAGTTAAGTACTGTCCATATGGGAAATCTCTAGGATCCTCTATTTTATTTGGGATTTCTTTTGGTGGTATAACAGGGGGTCTGTTTATATAAAGATCGTAAACTGGTGGTCTTACATGCCATTCTTCAGCGAATATAGGTGATGTAGCTATGTGATCTAACCTATCTGGTTCATAATATGCTAAAGTATTTTTTATTATTGGTTCAGTATCCATTTCTTTTACAATAAAGTTAAATTCCACAAAAAAATGTCAGAGAAAACCACGTTGACTGAAGCCTTTAGAGAATTTATAGATGATTTGAAAAATATAGAGCCTATAACAGTTAAAGAATTCACTCATGATACAATAAAAGATGAGTTTGAAAAAATAAAAGACGACGATTTGTCTTCCTTACAGGTTTTCGATATTCCAGTTGGTGAGATCTACTCTAGAGCAGGTTCTAATAGTAAAAGAGCAATCTTTAAACATCTAGAATTATTAACAAAGTTGTCTAAAAGTGAAAAGGAAGTATTAAAACAAGATGCAGATCAGTTGATGAATATGTTACCAGTCAGCAATGTACTTAATACAGAAAATCTGAACAGGATTTCTGATTTAGTTTCTCAACATAAACAATCTACTGATTCTGTTATAGATGTTTTACGTAAAGTTGTTAATAGTCAGGAGTTTGAAAAAATAACTTCCGAGTTGACAAAAGGTTACAAACTTTAGATAGATGACATTTTCCTGAATTTCAGGAAAGAGGATTCCACTAGTCACAAATTAGAGATTGGCTGTTGCTACGATATTCAACGCTTCCTAAACATGTTATCATGTCAGAATGAGTTGTTTTAGGATCTAAAGGAAAAACTGAATCTACTTCCCCTCCTAATGTGTTCATCAAGTGATCCTCTGTACCAGGACCGATCAATCTAACTTTTCCGTCTTTAGATCTAAATTTCTTTAATAACTTTACTGCAGACTCCTTTGTAGACCAGGAGCTATTTTCTTCTCCGTCTGTAATAATGGTGAGAATACTGCTAGAATTTTTGGAGCTTAAAATAGCAAACACAATTGCATCGTACAATGCAGTTTGACCCATAGAAGACTTCCAGCTAGTCCATCTAAATTTTGTATCTAATTCTTTTAATTTGAAATCATAAGAGAAATAGGTGTCTCCAAACTCTATAATTCTTATTCTTCTTATTAATAAAGATAATTCATCTAGTTCTTTAACGCTCTGTTTGAAAAGTTCGACACCTTCGGTTGGCATATGAGACATAGATCCAGAACAATCCAGAAGATAACAAACGTCTTTTTTAGATGCCATTCTACTTTCCTTATATTTCTATGGTTGTAAAACAATTTTTTAGGCGGATCCCGCACCAGCATGGGATTAATATCTCCAGGACGAAAACTTTTTTCAAACATCTATCATTTCCATCATAGCTTCGTAATCGTAGAAGGTCACGTTTTTGAACTCCAATCCATTTTTGCATCTCAAATAAGTGGTTATTTGAGATTTCAATTTGTTTGCTTAAATAACTTTCACATAAAGAAAACGATAGTACATCTTCTGTCAAAAGAATACCCATTTTAGTCCTGAAAACAGCCGCTAAAATTATCAAGATAATTCTTAAAGGTTGTATGATATCTATAGCAATGTTGTCCAAGAAAATATATGTAACATTTGAGAATGTTGTTTTCATTTGAAAAGATATGAATGAGTCAGTAAAAATATCACTGGGAGATATTAGAACCATATATTTCCCTGTCCGCTCAAAACAAAGATGTTTCCTGATCAGAACATTCATTTAGTCTTTGTAGGTAGCTCTAAATTAAAATGCAACTTTCTGAAGAAGATAAAATACAGATCTTCGTGAATCTTATAATGTGTACAGATATTAAAATCAACTATTCAGACGATAAACTGGTTGTAGTATTAACTAATGAAGATATGGAGAAAATTCGAACATACCTCAAAAACAAGTCAACATTAAAAAAGTGATGCATCTTACATGCGAATGTAAAGGTTATTCACCTCCACGAAGGAGACGAAAACGTTCTCTATCTAAAAAGGTACGTTGTGCACCTAAGAGGAAACGTTCTCCATCACCTCCACCTCGTAGACGTTCTCCACCTCGTAGACGTTCTCCACCTAGACGACGTTCTCCACCTCGTAGACGTTCTCCACCTAGACGACGTTCTCCACCTCGTAGACGTTCTCCACCTAGACGACGTTCTCCTTCCCCGAGAAAGCCCTTAAATTTACCACCTTACTCTGCTATGAATCATCGATATAAAATTAGAGCTGGTTTAGAAGAATCATCGAGGTATATTTCTCTTCCACAAAGACCTCGCTCAACTATATTCATTTGGAAGAAACAACTTGAGAGGCCATAGACTTCATTTCTTTTTCTATTAAAGTAACGTCAGACCAGAAGTCATGATCTGGAGGATAAATTTCCTTCAATTTATCTATCACCTGATCCTGTAAGTTGTTAAGGTCTAATAATTCTTTGTTTTTTATAGCTCCTATAAATATGAATAGATTTATTACTAGACCATAACAACAAATAGTAGAATCGTATGTAGCTATTTCTTCTACTAGACATTTCTTTTCTTCAAAATCACAAAGAAGTGACCATAAGTACACAAATATTTTTTCAATAGAAACTCCTGACAGTTCATACGAGGAAGACAGGATAATATTGACGATGTAATAAATGACGTCGACAGAACATGGAAGTAACTTCGAAATATTTATTAGTTCATCTACGTCTGTTAAGAGAGTTGACGTTTCGACGATGTTTATGTTATTCAGAATTTCTGGTTTGATATCAAAATAATGAACGGCATTATGACGATTATATACCTTGATGTCCTTTTCTTTATGTAGGATACTATACGCTTTACTTAACATATCTGAATCATTATTTCTTATACATATATCTAAAATTCTCCCTACATAATCAGAAGAATCAGCAAGTTTTAATAAATAGTCCTTTTCTTCCTGTGTATAACTTCGAGATGAACCTAACTTTTCTAAACATATCAATTTTATGTTAGTATCTGAAATAATTTCCAGACATTTTTCGGTAAGATACTGTGAGAGATTTCTATTCATTACTCTCATAGTCTTGAGTTGTGAAAAGAGAAGAGGTTTGAAAAATTTACTACTCAAAAAAGAGATTTCGAAAGCCAATATATCTTTTTTAGGATCATTTATAACGGTCTTAAAAGTTTTGTCAGCTAATAATTTAACAATATTTATATGGTCTTCAGTATCGATATTAAGACATGTAAACTTCAGAATGTCTATTTGTTGAGGTAACGTTAGCAGGTCATAAATGTCTTGTAGATAACTCAGCCATAACCTTGACATATTCAACGAGTGAAATGTGTAAAAAAGATCTACAAGTTGAAAGTTAGTTAGAGAATTAACTTCCTTTCTTAATAAAGCTACACAAACGTAAAATTGATCCTTATCCTTTTTTAATAGAAAGGGTAATTTGTATTTTAAAGTATTAAATTGATCATCATCCATTTTACGTACATTCTAGGATTAAAGTGTTATCAATAAGATTTTTCATAATAATTAGGAAATTTACACCAAAAATGATTTGTCGAATAGAACGATGATTTTATATCTCTTGCTGGAATATAAGAGTGTCTATAATAATGTAGCTTTCTACTTGGTATTAATATAGACTGTGGTGTCTTATAAATGTCAGTCTGTATATATGGATACAAAGAATGATTGATATAACTGAATTCTTTCATTTTTCGTAGAAAATTTTTTATACACATTTTCAAGACGCTATTATAACAATGAATCCTTACACAGTTATTTACTATATCAGAGAAGATGACAACAGTGTCTGGGATTTTCAAAGTTTTGATAGAAACGATGATTGTCGAAACATTCTAAAAAAAGAATTCGACTTGTATAAGAAGCATTTATTTCCACGTCTTGATTCGAATGGAAAGTTAGAAGAGTCAGATTGTTGTTACCTACCTCATAAAGGTAACTTATATCTTGTAGAAAAAGTCCAACTGTTCAAATACTCTCAAGCAGATTTGGACCTACCTGAAATATCAAAGAGATTCTTCGCAAACACTTTGGATAACGAAGAATGGATTGATCAAGAATTAAAACGGATAAAAGATGATTTGACTTCACTGACTACGGATGTTAAAAATGATAAGAGTCTCCTAGTAGAAAATTGGTTTCTCAGAAAACTAATTCAACGTTTTCCTAACCAGGCTGCGTTTCAAAACCATTTGTCTCGAGTTAAAGTAACAGACACTACTCCAGGAAAACTTGGATCTCATCTAATTTCGTTATGTGAAAAAGTACTAGGATGGGATCTTCCAAAAAATATTTCCGACAAAAAATGGAACAGATTAATAAATTACTTTGTGAAAGCTCCTATAACTCCTATTATAACCTATAAGCTTGAAGAAATAGAAGTAGAATCAGAAAATGAGGTTCCATGTGAAAAACTGAAAGATGATTTCCTATCTGTAGTAGAGAAAGGAACGAAGAAATATTCGACTGAATATTTCAAATGGTGGGAAAAAAAAAGACAACAGAAACAACAAGAGAAGAAAACTAAGTCTGCTCTACTAGACATAAGGAATACCTTAGCTATTCTTCACAAAACTCTTAAATTATTCGAAAAAAACTTACATAACGAGCTATCAGATAGAATACGAAATAAAATAAATGAAAGTGTACGTATGTTAGAAACAAGTCTCCTAGATGTTACGGTTCCAGCCAGACTATCTGTAGAAGAAGTTGTTCCGGTTATGGAAGACTTCAACAGAATATGTGGTGCTTCATCTTTGTTTGAAAAGCTTATGCATTATTTAGATGAAGATGATCTGTTTCTGTATAAAGAAAATGAAAAACTGAAATGTGAATGTCATTTAAATAGAATAACAAATATTGAAAAGGTAGAATCTCACATAACATCTATACAAGTAACACAGAGGTTTAAACTAACATTTCCAAGATTTTCTATGGAAGAGATAGAAGAAATGTGTAAAGACAAATCTTATAGGATCAAACTTATTCAATCTTCAGTCTATTTGAAAAACTTATCTATACAATATGAAGATGGCTCTTTTGATTTTCTGACATTAGCTAACAGTTCTCTTTTTTTGATAAAGTATTTTAGTGATTTTTTACTAGAAAAATGTAATCTGCTTCAATTTATGAATGTCTACAGTAGCGTTTCAGATAATCGTCATCTAATGATTCAGAAACTGATACAGATACAACCGAAATGGCTACAGCGAGAACACGAATGGAAACCTTCTATAGAGGAAATAGAGCTGAGAATACCTATAGACCTGAAACTCTTCTTGGAAATACTAGGGTTCATTTCAGAATTCTGTTGTCTCTGGAATATACAAATCAATGTAGGAGCGGATTCTATGCTCGAATGGATGAAGGAATCGTCCAGGGAAGTATCGTTATTATTGGATCTTAACGTTGTACCTATTAACGAGTTAGATATGGTCTTAACGTTACAGTGTGGTGTTTTTTTAAAAGATCAAAAAGATCCATCTTCACCATTTCATTGTTTTGTACATATTGACTCGTATAAATCTGAATGCGATATTTCTCACATATTCAGAACAAATTATGTAAATCAATTATCTAAAGATGAAAAAATTATTTGTTGTTTCCCACTTAACGATCAAATCAGAAATCATAGTGTTGTCAATAGTATTACTTACAATTTGTTATTTTCAGTATATTTGTTACAGTTTCCGGATAAAATTCTTAAGTGTATGAAAAAAAGGATTGATCAGTCACTAGATTATTATCTAAATAAAATTTCTTCTCCAATAAGCAAGATGCAAAAAGCTTATTTAAAAAGAGGGAAAATTCCAAAAGGTATAGGTAAAGCATTTCAAGACGGAAGGATTTTGTTTCCTGTTGAATCTATAGAAAACAGAGAGTGTTTAGATTGGTTAAAAAAATTCACTTGAATTTCAAAATTTCCACTAATTTAAGTGGAAAACTTACCGTTTATGAATAAACTAATTTATCATTTTCGTTGTAAGTAAATCGTTTTTGAGTAGACGGTAATGAATAGTTAGTTACTCTTGTTTCAAAGAAATTAGCCTTTACTGGATAATTCAAAAACTTCATAAATTCGAAGGGTTGAGAGATATCTGTAAAGTAAGGTCTCAATCCAATGTTTTCTAGGATCTCGTTGCAACAGAATTTAACATAGGTTGTTAGAGATTGTTGTGTCATTTCTCCAATATCTCTCGATATGATATCAGTTATGAATTCTTCTTCTATATTATAAACTTCTAAAACTAAACCATAAACTTCTTCATTTGTTAGCAAATTAGAAAAGAAACGTTTGAAGATCTCACATCCAAATCTCCAATGTAAGCGTTCATCTCTGGCTATGTATTCATTAGCTTTAACAATACCAGGACATTTACCTCTTTTCTTCAACCATAAAATACCGCTAAAAGATGCCGCAAAGAAAACTCCTTCCACTAATGTGTTTGATAGTACATGTAGACCGAGGTTTTTCCTATCACTCATTGACCCATAATCTTTCATACAAAAACTTCTTTTGCGTATAACACTGGGCATAGCTGTTATTTCATCTATAGACAACTGAGAATTTTTACTATCAAAAAGAGTAGAAAAAATATTTCCATATACCTCAATATGCACATTCTCTATAGCATTTTGGATGGCATAAAATGCCTTTGCTTCCCTAAAGTCTGTACAAGTTGATATTAAATCAACATTGTCACTAACTACGGCATCGGAGATTAGGAAAAACGTCGATATCTTCTTTATGAATTGTTTTTCATCTGAAGGTAAGGCGTCGAAACTCTCTTTATCGTTTGTTAAGTCTATTTCCTCTGGAGTCCAATATATTTGTTGGTGAGTTTTATAAAGTTCATAGATTTCTTTAAATTGAACATCCAAAAAAGTCTCTCGTCTAAGATCAGTAACAGTGAACATTGTGGATTTTTAAACTACTACCTCTATTTAAAAAAAAATTTATATCGGAAATAAGAGTTTACATAAACGATACAAAAATGACGAACCCAATTGCTTTATTTTCAGAAAAAGGGGAAGTTGTTCTCACTTTATCCGCCAAGATGGATAGCGGTGAGGAATGTATCTTCACAGATATAGAATTTAGCAAAGAGAAAAATCTTCTTTTTAGATCCACAGGAAGTTTTATGTATACCCTTAAGAATTACTCTAGTATTCCTATACAATTTATATTGGAGGATATAGATGGTAAAAGAGTTAACAGTGCAGATTATTTATCTCCTAAAAGTAAAGTAAACCTCCACTGTCATTCAGATGAAAAACAATTATTAGAGTTTAAAGACACCACTGCTACCCCTTTTAAATTCACTGTTTTGAATATTAACGGTGTATGGAAACTTTATGAAGACGATGATCAAGATACTAGCGTCTTAGATGAGTTTATATCTGGATCTAACGAAATTGATGACCTAGATCAATCTTTAACTACATCTTTCCAGTTTTATCATGTTTACAAAAAAGATATTATTTTCTTGACAAGAGAGCCTATAAATGGTGATAGAAGTAGTTATATTGAAAAAATTTGCTGTATTTGTTTAGATGGTGGAGAAGATCTGTGTACTTTTATAAGATGTGGACACAAGTGTTCACATTTGAAGTGCTTTTTTGATTCTACAAAAAAACCACATTTTGTGAGGTGTCCCTTATGTCGAGAAAATATCATGGCTGTTACTTTATAAATTAACTTCACTTTCCTCTAAAAAGAGGGGAATATACAATTTAACGAGTCGCTGGCTTTACTGGACCAAGCGGCGTCTTATAAGGTGACGGAGTTTTATAGCTAGCTGGTCTTTGTACTGGTCCGAAAACAGGACCAGATGGACTTCTATAGCTAGGTGGTCTTTCAATAGGACCAAGAGGAGTTTTATAGCTAGCTGGTCTTTCAACCGGACCAAACGGACTTCTATAGCTAGGTGGTCTTTCAACAGGACCAAACGGACTTCTATAGCTAGGTGGTCTTTCAATAGGACCAAGAGGAGTTAAATATTTTTTTGGTCTTCTTTTGGGCCCAATCATCTTCCTTCTTTTTGACGGAGAACGCCTGCCACCTCGAGCTCTCCTTACTACTCGCTCTAAAGATTTCATAAGTCTAGTATCTGCAGGAGATAACCCTTTTTTACCAGTTATGGGACTGTAACGACGTACAGCAGTTCTTATTGACTTCACAAGATTGTCCTTAGAAGACGATCTTCTCCCTCCCCGTATAGCCCTGCTACGCCTTCGAGACCTACTACGCTTTCGTGAAGGACTACGCTTTCGAGACCTACTACGCTTTCGTGAAGGACTACGCCTTCGAGACCTACTACGCTTTCGTGAAGGACTACGCTTTCGAGACCTACTACGCTTTCGTGAAGGACTACGCTTTCGAGACCTACTACGCTTTCGCGACCTACTACGCTTTCGAGACCTACTACGCTTTCGTGAAGGACTACGTTTTCGCGACCTACTGCGTTTTCGAGACCTGCTACGCTTTCGAGAAGAACTGCGTTTTCGAGACCTGCTACGCTTTCGTAACTGACTAGATGAACGTTTTCGTCTAGCCACAGATACGCTTCTAGCTTTACGACCCCTCGTTCTTTTTACATCTAATGTGACTTTATATTTTGGAAGACGACCTACTCCATCGTTAGTGACCATTTTTATTAAAAAAAAAACTTATCTACTAGATATATTCGCCTTAATACCCAAAACATGTCCAATCTCTTTGATTGGACCAGTGTAGAAGTAAGCTGAAAGTTAAGTCGATATAGAAAAACGTTTCAATCTGCTAGAAGCTATTCTTCTTTTATAATTATTAGTTATTTCCCAGCTTTCAAGACCTTCTAAACCATCGAATGGAGGATAATGAAATCTGATAAGAGCCTCAATTGTTCCTGGAAAAAGAGATTTCAGTTTCTTGTTAATAAAACAAAATTGATCATGTCTGTAATATGACATGATATATGTAAATCCATCAGCGGTATTAGAAATTATACTTTTTAACGATTTAGAAAAAATGTGACATTGGTTCCTAGGAAGTATAGAAAGTTGATTAAGACCCCAGCTTTTCTTTACAATGTTCTCAAATGTATCGCAGTTGTAGAAAACCAAATCATTAATCACACTGTCATATGATATCATCATCCATTCGTTTATATACATCATAGTCCATATTATAAATGTAGGCATTGAATGAATATTATGAGAAAAAGGTATTGTATGAAACGTATACGTATTATTATCAAAAACCAGATTATTAATATGACAGCAGCCTCTACATGTAATTTTACCAAAAACTATCGAGATCTTATTCTTATCATAATAGTTGACTTTGAGGTGATTAAGAGCACATTCTATAGGAACTCCAATATCGTATTTCAAGTGATGAATCTGTTCGATCTCTAAAATATCTGTCAAATATAACGGTTTTTCACCGTTTTTCAAACATAGCCTGTTGTAGTTGATATAATAGCTCGCATGTTTCTTGAATTTTTGTAGTTCCATTATATTTTTCTCGTATCAACGCAATTGCTCTATTTTTATCATTAGGGACTTTACCTTTTAGGATATTAAATTTTTGAAAAAAAAGCGACAAGTTCTCTCTATATGTTCCAAAATTGTCATTTATCAATTTGAGATATTTGTTTAAATATTCTGAGAGATCGGTTTTTTTGAGAGTTTGACAGTTACGACCTTTACGATTTTTACTTTCTGTTTTCATTTTTCTTTTAATAAGTCCACTTTCATCCTTTACTAATATGAAGTCCAACGGTTTTTCTTCGTCTATGATAGACTCTTGAGACGATAACAAAAGTTTAGCCAATGCCAAACCTGATGTTGTCGGTAGAGCCAAATATTTCCACTTTTTATCAATATACATTCTTAGCCCGTCTACTATATCTTCAGGTTTTTTAACTTTGTGATGTTTCAAGTGAAACTCCGGAATAAGCTTATGAACCATTACTACTCGAGGAACAACGGTTTGTGCAGTTAAGAAGTTATGCCTTTCTTTTTTCGTTATCACGTTTTTTACTATACCTTCTTTTTCAGGGATCAAATATTCAAATACCCACACCTTTGTTAATATATTAAGTTTTTCATAGATCTCCAATATTTGGTTATTAGAATTAACAGGTGAAAACAGAGAGTCGATATCGTTTCTTTCATGATCTATAACAAAGAACTGATCTACAGTAAATGGAAAATAACTGTATAACAACTCTGATGGTAAAATTATGTTAGAAATAGCATCCATAGAGGTACAAATAAATGGGTTTCTTTTAGTAAAAACGACGTCATTTAAACATCCTATGGTGACTCTAAAACCTAATGCATCTTCAAAAACAACTTGTTCCAATATTAATTTCAATAAGTAGAACAAGAACTCATTTTCCGTAAAAGACTGGGAATTGTGATTATATAAATCGTCTAGAGTTATTGAAATCAAGTTTTGTTTTATCAATTTGCTCAAAAAGTCTTGCAGCAAAGAAATCTTTTGATTTTCAAGTTGAAATAAAAAAGAATTATCAGTAGAACTTTTTATAGTCTCTATTTTACCACAATCATAATTCACTTTACATGGTAAGAAATTACAGTCTACTGTATTATCTAGAGCCGCGTTTGATGTATGATATTCGTAATTGATAAAACAGTCTACAGCCATCTTATCTGCTAAATGCAATATCTTAGCGTTACGCAATTCTTTTTCTTCTACTTTTTTTAATCGTCTTTCAAATAATGTCTCCTTAGTAGACGAAGTTAGTTTTGAAGGTATGATGAAATGTCTATAAACACGTACGTAATTTTCCAGGGAGTTTTCTCCGAAATTTGTATGTCCACGTACTACTCTTGCTATAGCTTGATTCATCAAAGGAGAATTCCATTGTAGAAGAATGTGGGCTTGTCTGCCATTGATTAGATTGTAACCAAGAGCTACCCTTTTACTACCTACGATCAGTCTTAAATATTCACCGTATCTATTACTTTCATGTGAAAAAATTTGAACTAGTAAGTCTATTTCTACATCACTAGTAGTACCAAAATTGCTAGATATAACAGCGAACCTTTTCTTTTTTTGTGCTTTTCCATTCCTCAATTCAGCGATTAGTTTGTAAATGTTATTTCCAAAAAGATGTTCAAACCGATGAGCCTGTAGTATTAACGTGAATAACATGTTAGCAGCTCCATGTACCAAATCATTAAAATAAAACACAGCTTCTTTTTGCTTATCATATTGATAGGGATTTATTTCTCCCATCTCAAATAGAACATTGTAATATAAGACAGAATAAGTTCTTAGAGTCTCGGGGTTCTTAACTATCTTTTCTATTTCTATGTTATTGAATTTTATACTCTGACCATTTTCTATCATCCTATATGAATTTTGTGTAAATTTCAAAGCAAAAAGAGAAACTAATGTTTCATCTTCTTGGAGAACACCAGTCAGAATTTTATTATAGTTTTCGGCTTGTATGCCTACCATTTCGTCTATAAATACTTTATTTTTAGACGTTGTGGCACTTTTAATATCGTTTCCTTTTCTGGATTTAAAGTCATAATACTGACCCATTTCTATTAATCGTGTTGTTCTGGAAACTATTTGAAAAGAAGATATTCTTCCTTCAAATCTCTTTGTTATAACTTCCACTGCTTCTGGTTTTAATTCTCCATCACCATCAAAATATATATCGTTAATTAGACGTTCTTTCTCCAAGTTTTCTTCATCATCGTCATCGTTGTAATCTTTATAGGACTTAATTTTTGATTTTTCGAATTCACTAAAACGAAGATCTTTTGGAAGGATTAAATCCATCAGTTGGAATAGTTTCGAAAAGTAGTTAGTGATTGGGGTACCACTCATAAGTAATATTCTTATTTTACGTTCTCTTGCTACTTCAAAAAGATTCATCATGTGTCTATATAAGGCTAACTCTGATTCTTTATGATGAATAGTATGAGCTTCATCAACTATAATTATAGTTATAGTTTGTAGCGTATCGTTTATAGGTGTATTTATGACAGAACTGAAAGTCCTATACTTAACATTATCATTAATATGATTCTCAAGTAAAGTCTTTTCGTACTCTTTTATATCTTGAAGATACGTTATGCATGTTTTTAATAAGGAACGAAGATTTTTAATCTGAGACTTATTGTGTGCTAAAACCAGACACGTCTGTTTTCTAGATCTCAATCGTAAAGGATAATTAATCATGATGACAAGAAACGCAGTGCAAGTTTTACCACTTCCCATTGAATGTTTAATTAATAGTTCTCTATATGGAGTCAGAGGGGATAGAAATCTTTGTACAAAAACTTGATAGCCTCTAAATCCGTTGATATTCTGTTCTGTTTTATTAACTAATTGACTAAAAATAGTCAATTCTAACAACTCTTTTGAAATGTTTTTAGATATACCTGGATAGATAGGTAATAAAGAGTTGATGAATCTCATTTTTGAAGGAGTATTAAAGTTAATCACTAGTAAAATGGACTTAGCAGATTTTCTTAATGAACAACTTAGTCTTCAAGTAACGAAAGAATCATTAGAATTCCTAAAAGAAACTCCTTTACAACCTATGAAGATTGATTATGACTTAGATTCTGCAGAGATCTATGATAAACTGATAGATAAAATACCTTATCGGTTCCACAAATTTTTCAGAACTCTTACCTTAGAAGGTTTTATCTCATTTCTGCATAAACTTAAGTCAAAAAGAGTAGAGAAATGAGATTAGAGAAAATACCTTTAAATCCTAGCGAACTTCCAGTTGTTATAGAAAATTCATTTCCTAAATTAAGTACATCGTCACTGATTTTAACAAAATTAGAGAACACGAATAAACTACGTCCTTTATTATGTTTAAATGAAGAACAACCTACTATAACATCCACTGCAAGATTATCAGATCTGGAAAGAACTGTCGTTCAAGTCCTAGAGAAATCTAAAGAAGACAAGGATGATGGATATTATGACGAACGAGATAGTGAAAGAGGTAGCGAAAATGATAGCGAACATAGTGAAGCTGATCACTTTCATGAAGATCATGATAGAAAAGATTCAGAACGTGGCTATTCAGAGCGTGACCACTTCAGAGAAGATTCAGATTCCGAGCGTGTCCATTTTAGAGATTCAGATTCCGAGCGTGTTCACTTCAGAGAAGATTCAGAGAGTGACCATTTTAGGGAACGCGATCATGACGAAGATGTGAATGAACGAGGTCGTGTTGAAGAACCTATTCCCCCTAAAAGTGAAAAAGTTCAACCTAAAGAAGATTCAGACGATGATGATGAGGAAGATGAAATAGACGAAAAAACAAAGCAAGCACAGCTGATAGAAGAAAGAGGTGATATCTTATGGTCGTTAAAAAAACTTAAGAGATATCACGATATCAAAAGTTTTCCACATTATGATGAATTTACACCTCTTAACGAACTCAAACGAATTCTAAAAGAAGTTAAGAGAGAGGCTATACTAGACGAGAACGTTAGTCAGACTCGTCAATACATAACGATGGTGTGGTTTGCCGTTGAAAAGGTGTGTACTGAATATCTAAGTATAGATTTAAGTGGATTCACAGCATATGAAACGCAACATATGAACGAATATCAAAAAGTTTTAATCGAAATAGGCGAAAGATCTTACCTCAACTGGAGCGAGGGTTTTCCTCCAGAACTCAAACTTCTGTATTTGATGTTGACTCACGCTGCTTTATTTCATGTTAAGAAAACTACAACAAACTTAACTGACTTAGTTAACATTTTAGATCCCAAAAAGCAAGGCGAAATGAGAGGACCTTCGAAAATTCTTTAAACTCATAATGGGAGTCCTTGTAAAAGTGTCTCTTCCTCTACTTCGCTCAAACTTTTGAATAACTCGAGGTTGATGTTCTTCTTCTTTTTTTCTATCTCATTTTTAAACATTATAATCCCTTGTTCGAAGTTCACCTTGTAGACATCTCCGAACCAACATTCGTAAATATATCGTAACTGTTCATTTTTAGTTTTCAGCAAGACAATAGGATCTTCAAAATTTAACATGTTCTGAACAAATATATCTAAAATTGGGATAAACTTAGCCCAATAAGATGCCTCTTCTAAACATTTGTTTTTGAAACGCTCTGCGAAGTTTTCTAACATGTTTTTTGTTACGTAAATACTACCTTTTTCATCAATTTGACCATGAGAGGCACGACACATTTTTGTAAAGTCCTTGTTTGAAGAACAAGACATGTGTATTAAACGTCTATATTCGTTTACTAAAGAATATATAGCAATTTTTAAATCTTTAATCAATCTTGATAACCTGTATAATCTATCTTCTGACATTTTAAATTAACTTCTCCTTTAAATATTTGACAAAATAAATGGGTATGCTAGGAGTCATAATTATCATAGGAATTTTAGGTGTAATTCTTATTCTTGGCGTAGCTTATTATATGTATAAAAAGAAATCAACTACATCAACTACATCCTCTACACCAACGCCGACATCCACTACACCAACAGCCATTACTTCTACATCTACGACACCATCTACAACTGCTACGACACCACCAGAACCGTATAAACCTGTTTGCGACTCAAATGCCTGCAACGCATTTATGTACAATAATATCTTGGTAAAAGATCGTGAATTTCAAACCGGAGATGATACCCCTTGTAGAGGGTGTTACCCCTATTTACATTACAGTTGGACACCAGATCATGGATTAGCCGTACATAAAGGTGTTGGATGGGTCAGCTGTGGAACAAAAGAAAAGTGTTATGCTATGCTGGCTAGATAACCTAATACGCGAACTCTCTTATATTAGAACAGGTTTCCATTTTATATAAACCAGTTCCATTAAAGAAAGGCTCTAGTTTATAGTAGTCATTATATATGTTATATCCTTCTTCAGGTGGAACTCTAGGGAAAACATTAAAAACTTCTATAGGTTCTCTATTATGTTCATATAACCGTCTAGAGTAACGATATGTTTGTTGTTCAGTATTTTTTTTCAAGGGATTTTTGTTTTCTTTTTTACGAGTACATACTTTTACTCCTCTAGGATCATTTCCTATTAGGATTGTATCGAAAAAATCAGGATTGCATTTTCCGAACGGTCTTATATAATGATCGTACCATGGTCCGAAATCGTAGAGTTCTGGATGTCTGTATCTTTCTCGAATTTTCAAGGAAGATGTCATTTTTATTTAGCCCTCAAAATTTAGTTTCGATGTCTTCAAAACTGAAGAAGTCTTCCTCGCCTGAAATGAAGAAGTACATTTTATTAATCGTTTTGTTGTCAACTGTTATATCAGATCGTTTATGTGAACAGAAGTTGATAAATATAATCAAGGGGTTATGTAATAATAGATACACCATAGGCAATATCTTTGAAGAGTGTTGTCTTACCCGATGTACATACACATATTTGAAGTCATATTGTAAAGACTAAAACCCTTACAAAATTTAGTTTTCCTTGTTCATGTTAAGAACCTAAGTTATCAAAAATGGATTTGCATTCAAAGATAAGGAAAGCCTGGAAACAACTCGTCTTCCGACGTGTACAAACTGTTTTACCAGAAGGAGAGCCTGTTTCTATACTACACGGTGAGAAAGAGATTTCTGTTCAAGAATATAACATGCTTTCCTCTGATGTGAAAGAAAGAGAATGTGTGATGACGTATAAAAAATACTCTGGGCTGGTAACATCACATCCACTTTTAACAAGAAAATCGTGTTGTCGTGGTTGTTGTAATGACTATGATCATACGATAGCATTTCACAGCGGAAATTACTGCGAAATAGATATGCTAGAAGAGGACTCCACTTTCTATTTTAATACTAAACTCCAGACTTTTAGAGAATTCAGTGTTCCTCCTCGTTCTCAAAGAACCGTTATTAGACCGATCCGTTTGAAAGAGCCTACAGCTTCATCAGAAGAGATAGAACAGGGAAACAAGATATTAGAAGAAGCCGCTCGTTTATATAAAGAAGCGAAACATTTGTTAGAGAAAATAGAAGACAATAAAATATTTGACAAACTGATGACAGAAAATGTAACTGAGAAAATGACGAACGAAGCCAATGAAATTATGAAAAAGGCTGTAGCTTGTTTCCACACTGGTAGGTCTCTCTTAAAACGGGAATGGCGTACTCGTATGAAGCCTACAGACCTTGCTGCAGATATCATATGCGGTGTGGTTCATCCTAGAAATAGAGATAGATTTCAGTACTGGTTTATAGCCAGCGAACAGTTTTTCAAGTTTTATCAGTTGATCATGCACGATAATCATCCAGGTACATATCTATCTAAACTTAATAAAAAGGAAAACGTATTATCAGGTAGCAACAGACTATGCACAAATACTTACAAGAAAAAAATGCTATCACAAAAAAGATTACAAGCTGAAATAGACAAAGAAAAGGAAAGACAAACAAAACTCACATCCTGGATAGAAATTATGGAATCTGATGATAAGACATACAATCTTACTGAGACTCTCGAAACGTTAGAAGCACCCGAGTACTGGATATTACGATCGGAGCAAATCGGTAGAGAGTTCTGTCACATATATCCCGCATTAGCCTTGATGTGTATTTACAAAGACAAGCTGACAAAAGAAAACGTTCCTGGAAATCAACAGTATTGGGATGTTCCTCATTGGATGCTTAACTTCAACAACGATGTAGTCTCCTTGAAACTCTCAAAATTAGGGATCACTATCTGATAATCCTGAAAATAATATTTCCACTCCTATGGAGTGGAAAAATTAATTTTAACATCTTTTGTTGAATTGATTAAAAAATGTCTCTGAAACTAATAATAGGACCTATGTGGGCTGGGAAGACTACAACACTGATATCAGAGATAGAAATCTATACATTAACTGGAAAAAAATGTGTTATAGTAAGATCTTCTGTAGACACTAGAACTACAAACGTACAAACACATAGAGATCTCGTATATAAAGGTGCAGTATTGGTACTAGATAACTTAAGAGATCCTACTGAACTAGATACATACGATGTCATCGGGTTTGACGAAGGACATTTCTTTAATATCATAAGGCTTTCAAGACTTGTCAATAAGTTGATAGATCAAAACAAAATTATCTTTATTGCTATGTTAAAATCTACATACACGAGAGAACCTTTTCCCTTTAGCGAATTACTCTACGCAAGAGCTTCTTCAATTGATCTACGTAAAGCTGTGTGTGAGATTTGTAAGCAACATTGTGCTCTTCATACAAAACGAAGAAATATGGAAAATCCTGACGTATTTGTAGGAGGAAGTGAACTGTATTATCCCTGTTGTGATAAATGTTGGTAGCCGCCTTTATTCAGGAGCAGAAAGCTCATGTTCTGCTTGTTGATTGATATTTACAAAGTTCTTTTTAAGTAACTCTCTATGAGATTGTTTTAGTGGAAGTATTTTGAATCCGTCCATGAAAGCAACTGCAGATTCGTTGATTACTAGAAAATCAACACCATCTATATTTAACAATGTTTTTTTTGATAACCTTGATTTAAGTGTAGTGTCCATTTTTTTAGAGTATTATAAATTAAAATGGATGAAGAAGATATTCTAGGTATAATCAATAAAATCAAGGAAGAAAGAAGATACGTACTAAACCAATTACATGTTCTGAATAAAACGATCTTTGAATATGAAATGAGGTTGTTTCTCCTTTACAAAAAAAAGAGAAAGTCAGTCGTCTCAAACTTCTTCTAAGATCTTAACTAACATAGAAAAGAAAATTAACAGACGTCTTAACAAGTTTAAGAAACCTTAATTGAATGAATATTGTCATTAAAAACGCTACGAAATCTTAGAAAATGTTGTTCCATGACAGTATAATCCACTCCAGACATTATTACGCGTTTTTCAAACAACATAAAACATGTTTTCATAGGATTCTTACTATCTATTTCCACTACAAAAAGTCTTGGAAGTGAATTTAACGGCAATTCCATTCTTATCGCTTTTTTCTTATTGTTTCCTGTCAACATTTTAATATTAACATATTGCTGTCCAGTTTGTTCGTAGAAAGAGATGCAATCTGATTTTGAGTTGAATAACTTATTAACTTCTATTTTGTTAATTACAAATGGAAACGAAAATGAGATATTTATCATTTCATTTGTGAATAGAAAAGATGTATCAAGATTATTTGTCATTGTAATACATTCTTTCCCATTTAAAGTTAGTATTGACCAAATATTTGTTACTGCGATTATTGCGTCGTTACTATTTTTACATCCAGCCAGTTTAATCTTTCCATTCCTGAAAATCATAACATTTACTCGTCTAGAACATTCTATAAAGATATCTAACGTGACCTGATTAACGAAATCGTTTCTTTTTTTGGAAGAAGCTTTCTTTTTTTTTCGTCTAACACCACACCACTCGTCTTTGTAACATACATACGAAATCGTTCCTCTGGGATGGTTTTGATTTTTATATTCTTGGTGAGAGATCTCTTTTTGATCTTTTAGAAGAGTATCAGCTATTAAGATGGCCTGTAGGACGCCGTTTAAATCAAAAAAAATATTGCTTTCCACGTTTATGGTTACCGTAGATATGTTAAGTTCTCTAAAGATTGAATCCATAGAAAAATGAAGTTAGAAAAAATACTTGACTCAACCAGAGATATATTGCAGATAGTGGTGTTAACAGAAACATCTATATTTTTTTATTATTGTATCGGAATAATGAGAGAAGAGTATAAACGTCTAAGAGCTTTAAGAAAGATTTCCTCGATGTCCGTTTAAAGAGTTTTTCTTTTCCATACTTAGTATGGAAATTACTAAAAAAATTATTCAGTAACACCTTTTTTCATCATATTTCTTTCAAAAATTTCATCTTCATCATCTCCTTTTTCCTTTTCTACAACGTCTTCTTCCGACGGTTTATAATCCTCCCCCATTATATCGAATGGGTCGTGAGGTTGACTACGTCTGTAGCATACAGTATCACCGGTGGTTTGAAGAAATGCTTCATAAGGTTCTCCCACTCTATAAAAAAACCCCTTTATCTTTACTAACATTACATATTCACCCGGTTTTTTGGTCGTTTCTGTATTCACGATGTCAGTAACCTTAAGCTTCTTGCTTACGTTTTCTAAATTTAGTACGGTACAGTCTGGTTTCCCTTTGTCATCTACCTTAAATTTGATGTAGTGTCTTAGCAATTTAGTAGGATCTGGTTCTTTCGTATCTGGGTTTTTCGGATAACAAAAGAATGGTTTTATAAGGCTGTCATTCTTTGATAAATCCTCAGTTAATTTCTTGGTTAAAACAGCAGGTTGTTGTGCTGCTCTTAAGGCTGCTTGTTCTTTAGCTATTTTAGCAACTTCCTTTTTTGACCAGATTTCGAATTCCTCGATAAACTTCAGGAATTTTTTTTCTTCATCAGTTTGGTCGCGTTTAACGTAGGTAAACGAATAGTATTTATCATCGTTTGTTTCATTTGCACTAACGCTTAATCCATATCCATATTGTATAGGAAAACGTATAAGACAAATTCCATTTTTGTATAATATTCTTGATGTGATAGGTTTGTAGTACACCTTACTAAATTCACTCGGAGCAGTCAATTTAAAATCTTCTGGATTGAAGATAAAATCTCCACGATCAAAACGTATGATTTTAGACATCTTTAAACAAGAAGAGGGATCCTAAGTAAATAAGAATTTTTTTTTGTGAAAATTTTGTTCTGTAATCAGATATTCAGCTAAAAATGAACGAGATTTTCTACAACTCAACTTTGGCAAGATGTGGTATAGTAAAAGAAATACATAAGCGGTTTGAACTAGCTTCACAATTCTTGGAGTCAATTCAATTGAATCATCTTATAATTATTTCTTACTATCCTGATATTTGGAGAGATCATCTCAAAGAAAACTCTAAAGACATATTCCTAGCACCACCAGACTGCAAATTAAACGAGATCTCTTTTTACAAAGCTGATCAAATTTTTCTGGATATAAATTTAAGAGATATAAATATTGCACTCGTTGCTAAAATCTTTTCATCCTCTGCTTTCTTATGGTTCTTTTCAATTGATGATGAGTTAATAAATAGAATCATACTGCACAGATGTTCAAAAATCGTATCATCAGATTTATTTACCGAATTATTAATTTTACCAAAAATAAGACGTCAAAGTATTACCATAAGTTATCATTTTGACAAAAATTTTAGTACAATATCGGACTTATTTAAGATAAGGTTAAGTCCTTGCGACAAAGAACAAAGAGCAGGTTCTTGTATCATTTGTTTTTGTAAAACAAAAACCCCGTGTACATTGAGCTGTTGTCGAAAGACAATTTGTAAAGAATGTATAATGAATTGGTTTGATACGAGATCATATTGTCCACATTGCAGATTTGATTCACCGTCTGGACGTTATTCGGATAAACCAGAACCTGTAATATCTCTGAAACATAAAGAAAGGGTTCTATTATTTGGAAAGAAAGAAAGGTTTGAGAAGCTTCTCAGCGGGGAATACGAAGAAGTCCTTTTAGAAAACAAGAGTATTTACGGGCTTAATTTTGTTGTAGATAAAATTATAGTAGACTCTATTACTTTTTATAGTGATATATGGCCATTAGCAGAGTATGTTTGTTCCGATGTACATTATGTTATGTGAAATTCCTAAAAGCGTGCTGTTTAGGAATCCATATTATACCTAGAATCCCATCATTACCATTCTCTTGAGTAATTCGTTCAGACGGTATAGCTGATAGATCAAGTTTCGATAAAACGAAGTTTCTAGCTGCTTCGTAAGTCTGACCATATTTTCCCATGATATAAAATATTACTAATGGGACTGTATTTTCGAGATTGTCTCCTACTACGACTGCATTCTGATTACAATTATTCATTCCGAGGTAGTTTGTAAAATCGGCACAAGATGAAAGAAAGATGTTATCCAATATATGCGGCATATTTTCTTACTAAAAATAATACTAGTGCTGTAACACAGAGCAGAAAAATCAGTGTATATATGTTAATATGTGAAGAAGGTCTGAAATATTCGAAGAGCATGGTCTTATTGTCTATATTAATTTTATGATCATCTATTTCTAGGGTTATCTCAGAAGGAAGCTTGCTTGTGTACACAATATGATCTCCTATACTGATTACAACATCAACAACTGTCGAAGCGAAATTAAACATACGTGTTTCGCCAGGTTGTAAAGTCTTATGAAAAATTGTAATCGGATTAGTATTGTTATTGATGATGTACATTTTTTAGTAGCCTAATACTAAGTGTCATCGTTCTTTTCAGCGTAAACTATATGATCCCAACCTTCTACCTTTCGAGAATATTCATGAGGCTTCATTTTTACCAGAGGAGAATGACTCAATTTAGAAAACTCATGTTTGAATTGATCTCTATTAATACGTATTTTTTGATCAGGAAAATAAGATTTATACCAGTTCGAATAGAAAACGAAGAGATCAGTACATTTTATAAATTCTCCATCTTTATCATCTATAGTGATTCTTTCTAACACGAACTTGTTTACTGGATTATTATCTTCTCTGAAATGTTTGGTTGCATCTCGTATAGCAGTACACTTTGGAATACCTTTGGAATATCTGAGTTTATTTTCAACAAATGTATTAAAAAGTGTCCAAAGAAGAATTGGTGCTAATCTCGAAAATTTCTCTTCTAAATTTGAAATCCTAGGAAACCTTCTTTCTCCCAATTGGTCTGTTCTAGAACATGGAGAATTATTCGTAAAGGTACTTTTGAAATCTATTATCAAAAGTCTACCCCAAAATGCTTCGTCGTCTTGAGGGATTCTTGGTACTTCATTACAAGATAGATACATGGTAAACATAGGTATTATTTCATTCCCTTCCATGTAAAGTCTCCTAGCATAGAACTTATCATTCCCTGATAACTCCTTCATAGTTGCTACATTCATGCGTTCATCTTTAGAAAGTTCGTTTACAAACGCTATACGTTTTCCTTCCACCCTAGCTAATTCTGGACGAGCTGATGCCGAAGATATAGACCTTTGATAAACTAGTTCTTTGGGAAATGTAATAGAATAGTCTCCTAAAGTCTTTTCGAACAGCTTTACCAACTGTGTTTTCCCAGCATTTGTAGGACCCAAGGCGATGATAATGTTCTTATCATCATTTGATCCTACAAGTAGCGATGCCATTATTTCTATGAAATTTTGTATGAGTTCCTCATCTATAAATAGTTCTTTAAGATACTCATGTAATTCGTTTTTATCATCATCCGTTGGTTCTCGATATTCTATTCCTGTACTTAAGCTAACAAAATCGTCCGGAGAACTGGGTCTGAAAACACTTCTATCTAGATCAAGTAATCCATTTGAACACCCCATAAGGAATTTGTTGGCATCTAGATGCGTATGAAAATCCTGATTTATAAAAAAAGATTTTGATGCTTCTAGGGTTCTTTTAACAAAATTGGTGTTATGGAGTTTTTTAGTAATGTTATTCTGATTAGTTCTCAAATACTTAACCGTTTTTTCGTCGTCGTCTTCCACAGATCTATCCAAATGAATTTGTTCAAAAAGATCGTTGATGTATACACATAATTCTGCGTTAATTTTCCCCCATAATATTTCATCACAGATCTGTATCCATTTATGACCATCAAATTTATACCAATTGCCACTTTTTCCCTTCAAAGGAGCCCAAACTATGTCATTGCAGTATCGACTATAAAAGATTTTAGCTATATGATAGTTTTCCAGAATACACCCCTGTTTTAGAAGTTCCTTTGCCTGACCTCCTGGAAAGAGCTCTTGATACAAGTTGTTAGCATTTTGATGATCTATCATCTTTTCAAAAAGTTGATGATTGTCCTGTTTAAAGTAATAAAACAGGGATCTTATACTAATGTTTCTGGAAGTGAATGTGTTCCATTTTGTTTCACAGATACGCTCGTTGTATTTGTCTGGACATAACTTAGAGAAATCTTTCCAAAGATTAAGAAACCTCTCTGTTCCACATCCTACGTTGTATAATATTATTCCGATCTCTATCCACAGATCGTAGTCCTCTGCTCGTCTTGTGGATAATTTTCGTAACAGATCCCACTCCATGATCGTATGGTAGTCCTTGTCGACATCTGAAGGCAACCTAGTTTTCTTGTAAATTGGTCTAGCAAAATGTTTTCCGTAAACGTTAAGAGCTTCATTATTAATTGAAAACGAAGATGGCTTGTATTTGTCTAGATTTAACATAGATAAGCTCTTGTCGTAAACTCTTGTTAAACGATATGAGCAATCTGAATTACAGTCTTTGGTACTCCCTAACAAAATCCAAGGTTTCTTAGTCACTTTATCTACCGAAGTCCTAACAAACTTGTTGTCTTCCTTATCTAGATAAACTTGAAGCTTAGGTACAAAGTAAGACTCTTGAAAATCATTCTTAATAAACAGTTCTGGAAACACGATGTGAATGCCATCTTTTTTTGTCCATTTTTTCTTCTCGAATACACAGGAAATAAAATTACTTGGGTTTTTTATACTTTCATCACATTCTTTCCCTGATGAGTCGGTAATTAAAAAATGAATGTGGGTTAGAATGGCTCTGACTAACTTGTCTGTGTATAGCCTTTCCACTTTTATACCGTTTAGAGGATATATATCTATATCAAATCTCAATACCGAGAAATCCTTGCTCGGTATTTCCAACAAAGACGGTAGAGCTTCCGTTTCTAAATATGCTTTGTCATATATGTTCCAGAATTCATGTTTAGGAAGGTTATATTTAGTTGGAATTGGATAAAGAGATAAGAAATTATATTCCCCAGTGTTAACGACATTTTCACACAGTAAAATTTTAAGCGCCTCCATGTTTTTTACTACTTGCTTTAATAAAGGCACGGCCGGTTTTTTTAATTAATTTTTCTGCTATGACTTCATCGGTATGGAGAAAGAGTTCTTCGCTTGTAAAAATTATTTTTTCCATTTTCAACGAAGATTACATAGGAAGATGGAGTCTTTTAAGGAGAATTTAAAGACTGACCTTGCGAGTATGGTCAATGATTATTTCGATCACAAAAGAAAACGTAACACAACATCTTATATGTGTTGGTTGAAAGATAACAGGGAAAGATTCGAGGTTTGTTCCAAATGTGATATACCATTTCAGCTCGATGAAACGAAAAAGAAAAAATGTCCTAAATGTAACGCTAAGATTTCGGCAACAGAAGTTGCAAAAATGGCTGGAGCTGAATGGACCAACAACGTATCTCCAGATATAAAACAAAAGTATGTCGTAGTTGCTAACAAGCTAAATAAAACTTAAAAGTTGAAAAAAAATCCACTCTAAGTAGTGGATACTACTATTTCTTAGCGACTACCTTTATTATTACAAAGATCAATACGATTCCTAGGATAATACCTCCTATAATTATAATAGGTAAAGTAAAGATACCCCCCAAAGCTTTTATTACATCTGCCAAAGGGTTTTTCTCCTCGGTAGAAGATTTCTGATCCATCTTAGCCGCGCTTTCGTTTATTACTTGAGAATAGGTAGACGTTTTCATCAAAGCAGCTGCTATGATAGAGGAACTCTGTTCCATAGTGACATTAGTCATAACGACATTTCCTCCAACATTAGCAGCTGTGATACTCTGTTGTTGACTCACATTAACGTTAAGTTCCTGACTAGTGTTAGCCGAAATATTGCTCATAATTTGGTTTTGTATGTTGGTACTAGCTTCAGATCGTGTATTACCAAATGCCGATAAAACAGCCTGTCCTTTAGACTCAGCGGTCTGTGCTATAGCATCAGCTACTTTACTGGCAATATCAGCCTGTTTAGTTGCTTCCATTACACAAGATAAACTCACTGCAACACCCTGTGACATATCAACGTTAGAAATAGTCACATTTCCCTGTACATTATAAAATCCGATCATCTGTTCTTGTGTTGCAACAGTAGCACAGCTCAAGATTGAATCTGCAGTAACTTGCGTAGATGCCTCTGTTAAGACCTGAGCTGTGGTCTTAGAGGAAGTTCCTCCAAATCCTAAAAGTCCTAAAAGTCCTCCACTCATTTCTTATAGATCAAAACATAAAATAATTTACATAGATTGAAAAAGACATTTCTCTTAGAGAACCGTGTGTCGGTCTCCCAGTTAATCATTTTTATATATATAGAAAAATGAAATGTATTAAGCGAAAAAGAAGTTTAGAAGTAAAGGACACGATGTGTGTATATAATAAACGTGAAAAAAAAAGAAATGAGTTATCTGATATTCAACCGCCGATACCTGTTATAGGTAACCTAAATTCTCTACCCAAGAATTTCTTATATGACTATGCTCTTGAACTTGGTTTGAATGTTTCTGAAAGAAACACTAAACGACAAATTATTGACAAAATAGACCGAGCACTATATTAAATCTCTCTAGTTTTCCCATCGTGGATGGGAAAAAAAATGAGGCTTAGTTAACTTTCATCGCAATATAATATATGCTTAGCTAAACTATTAGGAGTGTATGAACAGTAGTATGTGGGTTTAGGACGTTTGTAGTGTGGAAAATATAGAGAAAATGTTCCTACCAATGTTAATATAGAGAAGATATATAATATAAACAATATATTCATTCTGTGTATATATCGAGGTTCGAAATAAGGGAAAGAGTTTTTTATTATAGAAGGACGAGAGTTTTGTCAATGTCTAAGAAGCTGTATTTTGCAATTAAAAAAGTTTGTATATAAAAAATGTCTACAGGTGGTGTAAGTTCTCAAGTTACATTCATCGACCTTAGTACCTACGCGGAATTAGAAGCCTTTTTATATGGTGGACCTTATGCTACTACTTGGTTTGTAGGAACCGTTCAAAAGGCAAACTGGTTTTCTTTGGTACCTATTTCTCTGCGTCAATCTCAGACTCCAGATTTTGGTTCTAGAAATGTTAGTGCCACCATAAACCGTAATGGTGACTACGTGCTGCAGATATGGTTTAGAGTTCAAATACCTCAGGTACAATTAGCCAACGATCCGGATATCTTCCCAGATGCAACAGTGCGTTGGGTAAACAAGTTGGGACACAATCTGTTTAATAGAGTATTTCTTACACACAATGAACTTACTGCTCAGGAATTCACCAGTTTTTGGTTAGATATGTATTATCAGTTCAAAATTCCAGCTTCAAAAAGGATCGGTTACCGAAACATGGTAGGTGATATAGCAGACTTCGTCATTCCAGTAGGCATCAATCAACCTTTAGGAACTGGAGGATTTTTAAACATTCCATTCCCTCTTTGGTTCGGAGTTGATTCTGGTAGAGCTCTTCCAGTAGCGGCTTTGCCTTTCAACGAGACTAAACTTAACTACGAATTTAGAAACTTTAAGGAATTGCTTATTGTATTTCCTGGAACTGCAGGCGCAGGAGGGATACGTATTGCAACTGTTAACGATGTTCATGTCGTGGGTCTACCCAATCAAGTTCCTTCTCTTCAAAATGCAGAAACGTTTGCTTTATACGCTGTTGTTCACAACGACGAACGAGTTAAGATGGGAGACGCTCCTCGCGATATTCTAATCCATCAACTTCAACAAATTCAAGTTCAACCACTTAGAGATGTGGCGTCGGGTCAACTACAATCTTTTGATATTCGGTTGTCTCATTCTATTATCGGTCTTTATTTCGCTGCTCGAAATACAACAATTCAAAACCTCAAAACCAACTCTGGTGCAGAATACTCTAATTACACAACAGAGCCGTTCGGTAACGGTATGGATCCAATCGCGTTTGTCAAACTGTTGTACGAAAACACTCTTCGTCTTTCTATGGGTGCAGATTACTTTAGTTTAGTGGTACCATATTATTCGAGTACATCAATACCAGATGAAACTGGTTATCATCTATGGAGTTACGCTATAGATGCATGCGGACTGAATCCATCTGGTAGCACCAACTATTCTAAACTAGCTAATGTAACTATCACATACAATCCTTCTCCAGCAGCTCAGAACGCCGCTAACGCTCTAGCTCCAGTAGATAGCAGCGGAAATCCTATTTTATGGCCTGATCAACTGGGAGTTGAACAACCAATGCCTCAATCCTTCGAACATGTCCTTATTGCACCAAATCACAATATCGGACGTATCGCCAACGGATCATTCGGTTTCCCTACCTTGTAAAAAAAAATTCCTATTAAGAAATGAGCATCGTCCTAGCAGATGAACGCATATTCAACGATATCTTTGCTGACACAATTGACTGTAAAAATCTTCGAGTTTCGAAAAGTCTCAAAGTAGGTAATATAAATTATCCTACTACAGAGATACCAGGTTCACTCTGGTATTCTAATTCCGACGGAAATGGTGTATTTCAAGGAGCCAGACTGTTAGCGTGTTTTCTTCCTCCAGCAGTTGTTTTTACTGGAACAGGAGATCATATACAATACCGTACGGTTCAGTTTCAAGCTGGAACTAAGGTAACTTTAGATGTTACTACTCCTTATACAACCGCTTTTGGGGTCCCGTCTATCGGAAGAGTTACTCTTCAACCTGGACGATATCACGTGAAAGCTGTGTTACAAGAGTACAGTCTAGGAGGTCTAGCTACGACAGAATTCGGGTTGACTTTATATAACGCTGATACTGGAGTAGCTCTTACAGCTGATGTACCGCTTACCGGATCTCCGAGAAGATTGTTACATGATGAGACTGTGGTCAGTGTTGCCATAGCAACTCGTATAGAATTCCGAGTAACTGATAATAGTGAAGTTGGACCAGGAGCTTATGGAAATGCTTTCATTGAAGTTGAAGAATTACCTTGAATCTTTTTAGGTTAAAAATTATGTCAGAAGCTTTTTTTGATAAGCTGTTAAAATTGAATTATATTAAATCTAAGACTCAAATATTAGACGTCGTTTACTATTATTGGGATATAAGACATGATACTATCAGGTTTATAGGGGATGTGATAAGGGAGTATAACGATAACCATATTCTGGAAAACCTTATTCAACATGACCTCTTAGTGTTTTTTGCTTTAGACACGAAGAATTATGAATCAATGAGGCTTCTTAATATTCTGTATAAAAGAGAAGAAATGCCACCTCGTTTTTTGAAGTCTGATCATGAAATTCCAGAACAGATGAAGACGATTGAACGACAGATTCCATACACTAACATTTCTACGACTATCCTAAACACACCTAATATAGGAGTTACAGAATTACTCAGCGAAGTATACATACTGACTAAAGAGATGTGTTGGCCTTTGATTTATTCAGAGATTAATGATCTTCCAGAAAATATTAAGATCACTTATATGAGATATCGTGATAATTGGCGTTTCTCGACGTCTAGAAAATACTTTGCTGAAAAAAGAGATTCTGAAATGGATATTTTGCAGATAGAGTTTGAAATTAATTCTAATTTAGCTTGTATGTCTCTTTCCAGAAATTATCTCACAGTCTTGAAGTTTACATCTTCACTAAGTTCTCTAACTTTACAATCGTTTATAATCAATATTTTCAATCGCTTTCAAATAATTGCAATAACTAAGCGTAATATTAAAATAAAATATACTCCAAGACCTTCTGTAAACAAGTCTCTTATTATTCCATTAAGAGATGTAATGATGACTGGGGAACTATCCAAATATATGATTACTACAGAAACCGACCGTCCTTTAGAGAAAAAGAAAAGGGGATCCTTTATGTTTGCAGGAAAAAAGGTATCACTATCTATGACCGAAACTAACGAAGAGATTCATTTCAAGATTTCAGAAAAGTTAGTTTCTTACCCAGAAGTCTTATATTTTGGTTACGCTATTACTATGTTTCTGAAAGAGTTCCATCAGAATAAGGATTTCATAATTGCTCAATATCAAAAAAACATAAAGTCATTGACTATAATAGATATCAAGAAAGTTAAAAAGACAAAAAAACTTATAGATAACTTAAGAGAAGCAGAACCTACAATTTTCGCAGACATTTATACACAGGATTGTCAATATCAACGCCAACCATATATACTGGATACTAAGGAAGAATTCACTAACATTTTAAAAGAATTATTTGGAGACGATAAAGGACTACAGTCATTTTTGGACAAAAGAAGTCAAGAATTAGCTAGAAAAGTCGAAATAGACGATTTAATCTTGGAATTCCCAACCGGAGAATATGAAACATATTATCCACTAGCAACCAAAAGATATTATGCTTGTGTTGGAAGAAAAGGGCTGGATTCTGAAAAGTTTCCTTTTCCTCTCGTACAAAAAAAATCAGAAACAGAGAGTACATATAATCGTTTCTGGTCTAAAGATTTAGAACAGTTCTTAAAAATACGCGAGGTTTTAAACGAGAAAGTTAGAGGAGCTCCATGTTGTTTTCATAAACTGCATGATGAAACCAGAATGCCTGCTACTACTACTCATGTGTTAACAAGTATGAAGAATGTTCCTCCTGAAAGGAAAGGAGTTCTTCAAAATTATCTTTCTTCATTTCTCGGTAACGATTTTTATAGATACGGAATGGCCAGTTTTGAAGATATTATAACTAGACCTAAAACCCCTTTTCAGATAGATCCACAAAACGAAAGATTCTCTACTTATAAACTAACCGAAGAAAGTCTCCACTTTTGGTCTTTTACTCTAGGGGTTAATATGGTGGTTTTTGAGCTTATAGATAAATATAATTCATTGATATTAAAAGTTGTCCCTTTATCTATAGATTCTAATATCGACAAATTTATTTTATTTACAAAGAATTCTTCTGGAACGTACGAAGTAGTTAAAACTTCTGAAACTACAATACACTCAGGAGGTATTTTATCTGAATATCTTAAACATATATATAAAATTCAAGAAGAAGAAAAACTGAAACGAACATGATAAATCAAGAAGATTATGAAAAATGGTTAACTAACAAATCTATCAATCCTTCAACGGGTAGGTCTATCAAAATAGGTGGACCTATTTACAAACGTTATGAAGAATACGAACTAACTTTGATGAATGACAGAAGTACAATCCGTGCAATATTAGCTCAAGAATTTAACAAATATACACATCTCACCAACATATGTTTGCCTTCGCCTAAAATAAAAAACTTCCTCACCGATATTTATCTTATTGGTAGCGGTTCTTTCGGACAAGTATTTAGCGGAGTTTTCAGGAACGTACATATAGCTGCTAAACAGTCTCTTCTTTCTATTAAAGAAAGAAATGAAGTTATGAGAAATATAGCTGCTGGACAGAAGACTTTATTTAATAAGTGTTATCCTAATGAATACAGATTTCAAGTGCTAACACAAAAACTTTTAGATGATAATAAAAGTCAAAACTTTTTGAATATTTATGGATTATCATTCTGTAAAGATGGAGAGATAACTTTACATAATAGATTAAAAAAAGGATCATGTTATATAACCTTTATGGAACTTGCTGATGAATCCTTATCGTCGGTAAGTTTACGTACCGAACAGACTCATTGTAACATGTTATTTCAACTCTTAGCTGCGTTACATATACTTCAGAAAATCTACTCTATTTTACATAATGATATAAAAGCTGAGAATATACTTATTAAAAGAATTCCTCCCGGAGGTGTTTGGGAATATGTCATACAAAATAAATCATACTTTGTAGCAAACATAGGGTTTATTGCTCTTATTAACGATTTTGGAGTTTCTAGATCATTTTCACCCGATTACACTTTGGATGGATATTTGGGAGAAAGAAATGCCGTTATTGAAGATGGTAAATTTGTACCGTTCAAGATGGATTATTTCCTTACGATAGACAATGGCAAATTAAGTAAAGAAAAGCCATATTATTTTAATTGGAAAGTTCGTAATTCCGGTACACGAAATAGATTTCATAAAAAACTGACTTATCCCAGTAATATGGATTCACAGTATATTCCACCATTTGAATTCTTTTTCGATCTACAAGATATCGTCAGAATGTTTATTGGAGGAAAACGTTTGTTTCAACCTGGTTATCATAAAGCCATTAGTTCAGATGCGCAATTCATACAGAAACTGAGAAAATACTGTAAAGAAACTATGCTGTTAACAACTCAATGGCCGTTAGATTCGGTGAAATTTTTTTTAGCCGGGGCCATGTTAGAAGATTTCTTCACTTTATCAGAACCAAAAGAAAAAGTTATAATCGCTAGATATATAGACTCGTAGAATTAACGTATTCCAGACAAACGTATGGAAGTGGACTAAAAATTTTAAAAAAAACTTGTATCGTAATGAGTTGTTGAAAAATGGGAGTCTGGGGTTATAAACCTGAATGTGATGATAGTGTTGTAGACTTTATTTGTAATACAATAAACGGAAAGCAATGGGAAACTAAATTTGATTTACTAAGAGAAACATTCAACAAATGTACTATAGACAATGTATTTTGGTATGCCGGTGTAGTCAGAACAATAAATGACACTAAAAAGAATCGTCGTATACCAAAAGACATTTGGGAACGCGTGTATATATCTCTAAAACTTGCCCCATTGTTCTCCGGTTGGGAAAATTATATAAATCAAAAACGAAATGAAATATCAGCGCGCAGTGTTTACAGAGAAATAGTAAAAGAAGCTTTAAATTCACTTTCTCCTTTTAGACGAAAAGTTATGTTGAGATTTACGGTAGTTATGAATAAATCTGAAATTACCAATCCTGGAGATATGTTGAAGAAATATTTAGAATTCAAAAAGTTTGAAAAAATCAAAACAAAGACAATAAATCGTTATTCAGAAAAACGAGTAAGGGTTTCTCAACTTTCCAGAATGTTAGGATCGTTGTTATAAGACATTATTTTTTCTGTACACCCGTACAGAATCTCTTCTCAGGTTCAATAGGGCATATCATAACGTTGACACCAACAATACGGATAACCTAACCAATCGTAATACTTACCACAAGAGTCACAACCACCGTAACTAACACAGTCTCCATTACCTAACCTATCTATTGCACATCCATCCTTATAATAATCGTATAAACATTGACAACCTCCTTCAGTGTTTATACACCTGTAAGAAGAGCCGTTTGTGCCACATCCATAGTCTGTACATCCTCCGTAACCATCAGAATAACAGCCTTGTGGAGGTACTGATACAATCTGACAGTTAGAGTTACATGTAGCTCCGCTGCTATAACAAAAACCATCATTTCCCCAATAACAACTCATTTATTTATGACATAAAAAATGGAGTTAGAATTTGATAAAGATATGAACACATTCAGAATTTTTCGCCCATATATTAATCAAGAAGAAGGATCAAGATCTCTAATCATTTATAATCCAGAAGGTGGACCAGATTATGGTCTTTATACATCAGATCCATATCCCCTTTGTGCAGATAAGGGTCACGCTTGTTATTTTAAATCGCACCTGCCTTGTAGCTATCACATTGATCCTAGCCAGCGTGAATACCAAACTGTTTTATTTCCTCATTTGAAAATTTATAGATAAGATGATAACAGGTTTCTGTAGTGTGTACAGAAACGGATTTAAGCTTAAACTGAAATACAGTGAAGATCTATTCTTTCGGATGGTTCCATAAGCAAGCAATTATTAGTCAAGTCGGTTAGATCTTGTGAAACTTGTCTATGCCATTTCACGTTTTCTACGATATTAAATTGAAACGGAATATCTCCATTTAACATGTTATATAACAAACAGCCTAATGACCATACAGTAAATTCTCTAGGTAATATCAAACCATAATTTATATATTCAGGAGGACAAAACACGCGAGTGGGTTCGAATGGAGAGTCATTCACTTTACTTCCATATTTCATATTACCGAAATCAATAAGTTTTACAAAAACTGGTTCGTTAACCTTGTTAATTTCTAAGTTTGGATATCCTAGAAGAATGTTTTCATCTTTTACATCAAAATGATAAATATCCATGTTAGATAAAATTTGTATCGTTTTCAAGATTTCCTTAAAAATCTTTCTCACGACATTTTCTTCTAGAGGGAAGTGATCTGTTATTAGATCAAAAAGGTCTATGTTATTTTCTAATTGTTCGAAAACAATGTAGAGATTTTCTTCACATAAGATAAAGTCAAGTATTTGTATTACATTTGCTATATTCTTGCATTTTTTTAAAAACAAAACTTCAGATGGTAGCCCAGAGCTTACAGAAACTTTCTTAGAGGATATTTTTTTTATGACGACAGATTCTTTGTTAGATTTTTTAACTCCATCATAGACGGTTCCAAATCCGCCTTTCGAAATAGCTTTAATGATTTCGTATTGCTTACAAAACTCTTTTTCAAGATGGGTCTTCATTATTTTTTGCTTTAAAAATGAACTACGCGAAGTATTCGTTTAACAAAAATTATTTTTTATTCAATATCGATGACGCTAAGACTGTTCATCCTAATCAATTGTTAGATAATACAGAGGTTCCTGAAGACAAGGTCGTAATATTTCCTAGACATATTTATAAAGGAGAGCCTTTTCCTGAACCAATGACAAATCACGATCCAATAAATTTGGGTACTATTTATTATGCTTATCCTAATTACGATCATCCTCCATATACTACTAAGTTCGGAAAATATCCACACTGCTGTGGATTAAAACAAGTTTGTCCATTTGGATACTGTAATGGTCCACAAAGTGGTAGAGATTATATGTGTGGCACTGCAGTTTAATTAGTAAGTAAGTCGACAAATTCTTGAAAAGATATTCTGAAGTTACTTAGAAAACCGCTACGTTGTGTAATTAAATGACTAAATGGAACCTTTTCGTTTCTAGGAACCATTGTCACGTCTACAGTATAAGATTTCAAGTTTACTTCAAACAACAAGACTACGTCAACGTTACTTTTTTCTAATATCTGAAATGCTGACTCTAGATAGGTAGATATGCACAACGAGCATCTTATATCTTTTATAACTTTAGTTGCAGAATTTGTTTTATCTCTAGATAACTCTCTGTTTTTCTGTTCTATATAATTTTTACCTCTGTTCATTATCATAGGTAAAGTCTCGTTACGTAAGACTTCTATATATCTGCTTCTAGAAAATTGTAAAAGAGATGATAAATACTCAACTACACGTCTTTGATTGATTGTAGGAAGTTTATAAAAATACTGATATACATTGTCAACAATTTCTCTGTCTATATCTTCATCTTGAAGAACATTTAACATATTTGTCCAATAGATATACCAATTTAGAACAGAGTATACATCTGTTTCTATTTCCTCTGCATCTCTGATAATAAATGTAACTTTCAATGGAACGTCTGGAGGTACTTTTTTCTCTAACATCAATGGTTCTATAAAGGATGACGATAAAATAGTTAATTCTTCATTAGGAATCGTATCTATTATTTTGACTATATCTAGATCATCGAACTTATCGAAAGGCAATACTCTTTCCTCATCAAGGTTAGAAAACGGTTTCACAAGAGAAATTATCAATTTATTAAGAACAGTATTTTCGTAGTGAACATACATTTTAGTTCTTTTAAACAGTTAAAACAAAAGAAACCATGGCTATAGCCAATTCGGAATTTCTTCAATTACATTCGATAGATTATAAAGCTCCTCCGGAACCAAAAAATCGTAAAATTCCGGTAAAATTATTGATGCTATGGACATATCTAACGGTTGTTTGGGGTATAGCTCTCTTCTTTATAATCAATAACGAACAAAACGACTGGAAAAAGGAACTAGTAGAATCAATGGAAGAGTTGGTTGACAAATATAACGCCACTATAGATCAAAAGTTTCTCAAACAGTTGGACAGATTTTTGTTTAAAAGAAAGGGAATATTTATAGTAAAGTATACTACTGATCAGATAGCGTGGATGACTATTACCTGCACATTAACGTTATCATGGATAGTCGTTACAGTCTTACTATGTCACAAATGTTTTAACAATTGAACACATTGGTTCTGTTAGCACATTCTCCAGTAGCCGGATTAAACAACATCCCATTAGAACATTGTAATTGCAATAGTTTTCCTTTTACACATTTCAAAAATCTATTAGTACAAGGCGCTATAGCAATTTTTCGTCCTTCAAGACATGGTATTCTGTTATCGAACTGTTCTAAAGTATATCCATGATATGGCTCTGTTATATTGTAACCATGGTTTGCATCTGAAAACCGTCGGTAATAAGCTTTTGGATTGTTACTATACGGCTCAAGCATGTTTAACTTAGTATTATCATCTGAAAATTTGATATAGTAAGGAGTAGCGGTGCTGTAATGTTCAGTTTTAGTTGTTCCATAAGCATCCAGTATATTGTGGTAACTTCCAAAACATCTTTCTTTTCTAATCAAAGAAGGAGGACTACACATCGGTGGTTTCCTAGGAACTGGAGGTATCGGACATGACATTTTTATTTACTAAAAAAAACTGGAATTATGTTTTTATCATCATAAAAAGAAAGTATGGATGTCCTGAAGTTCTATCGTATAGAGTCGTCTGGACCAGGTCTTACAAAAAAACATTCTTTAGATGTAGGATTCGATCTTCATTCTAGTCAAAATGTAACTTTAGAGCCTGGTAAAATATCCAAGATCCCTACAAATGTTAAGGTTGTTCTACCAGATGGAACATATGGAAGAGTTTCAGATAGGTCAAGCTTAGCTTCTAAGGGAGTCTCAGTTCACGGAGGAGTGATAGATCCCAACTATACTGGAGAAATCATATGTATTCTATCTTCTTTACAGAGCTATGAAATAGCTACCGGAGATAAAATAGCTCAATTAATATTAGAAAAGGCTTGTATATGTCCAATGGAAGAGCTTACAGTTTCTCCGAATGCTGTAGATGCTCGTGGAGACGGAGGACTTGGTTCAACAGGGAAATAAGATTCGGAAGATTCCGCTCACAGAGCGGAAAAGCTTTACGCCTATTTAAAAAGGACTGTCACGTAAAAGCAGATGTCTCTCTACGCCTATATTTCTTCCTTTTTTAATCTTATCTATTTTCTTTAAGTCGTCTGCAAATGTGTCACTCATAAGTTTACATTTATTACAAAAACACTGGTTGTCAGGGCAATTGCAAAAGTGTTGATAACCTGATATTTTATTTCTACAAACATAACATACAATTGTTCCGCATGAACATCGAATTTTATTACATCCTCCAGATTTAACCAATAACACTTTGCATTTTGGACACTCTCTAGTAATAGTTTTTGTCATTTCTTCTTCTACAAGCAATTCCTTTTTTGAGGTTTCTTGAACCTGTTGACATGTTTTATCCATATGTTTTTCTAGCCATGGCACTTTACACAAACGACAATGTGTTCTATTACAATTTTTGCAAATAAATATTTTGTTATCTTCTGTTGGAGGATTCACAAGCTCTGCATAGTCGCAAAACTGACACATTTCTGCGTCTTTCATTGAATTTATTGCTGATAACAGTTGTTTTCTGGAAAGTTTAGATCTAAGTGGTTCTTCAAATAGATCCAAACTGAAGGTTTCTTGACAGTTTTCGTTCATACACTTTACAACACCTGTTTCTGATAACGCTATCTCTCCAATTCTTCCGATGCATTTTTTACAAAACTCATGTTTATTTAAACATTTTACAAAATATTCACTGGAATAGTTTTCACAACAGATTATACATTCTTTTTCACTGGAATAGTTTTCACAACAGATTATACATTCTTTTTTTTCTGGTCTTGGTTTCATTAACAATCTAACCTTATATGTGCTCTGATGGGGATTGTTTGATAAGAGAAGAAGCTCTTTTTTTGCTTTTTCCAAACCAAGAGATTTGTATATATGTCCAATATCTGCAGCGTAAAATCCTCTAAATTGCTGTTTGAGATCTTCTAGTTCCACATTTCTTACTTTCCCGTGCTGTCGCGGGGTCCGCCGATCTGGTGGCCTCTGATTTCCTAAAAATCTAACGTCTTCGTCATGGCAATGATTAATCCCGTGCTGGCGCGTGGTCCTCCGTATTCCTAAAAATCTAACAAGATTATCATAACTTCTAACAATGTTATCATACGTCTGTTGGTTCATCTTAAGCAGCAGATCATCTCAACCATTCACATATAAGAATCCCTCAGAAAAACTAAATTTTTAACATCTTCCGCTCATAGAGCGGAATCATTTCGTATATCCAGAGGAACACTCAGTGTATCATCATCGTTGTCTAGTCAGTTTCACTATCGCTATCTCGTTCGTTAGCTTCATTATCGCTATCTCGTTCGTTAGCTTCATTATCGCTATCTCGTTCGTTAGCTTCATTATCGCTATCTCGTTCGTTAGCTTCATTATCGCTATCTCGTTCGTTAGCTTCATTATCGCTATCTNNTTCGTCCTGGCGATGATTAATCCCGCGCTGGCGCGGGGTCCGCCGGGCTTCATTATCGCTATCTTGTTCACTATCTTGTTCACTATCTTGTTCGTCATAATATCCATTAAAAAGTCTAGCAACGTTATCATCATCGTTGTCTAGAGCCATATCTAAGGCATTTCTTCCATTGTTATCTTCTATGTTGACGTCTGTTCCTCTATCTAACAAAAGTCTAACGATCTTTCCATAACCTTCTTTAGAAGCAATTATTAAGGCCGTTTCACCCTCACTATTTACAGCGTTAACGTCTGCTCCGCTATCCAGAAAAAGTCTGACGATATTTTCATGACCAAAAGCAGAAGCTTGCATCAATATAGTATATCCGTCATTGTCACTGAAATTCGCATTTACACCTCTATTTAAATAACGATTTATTGTGTTTTCTCGTCCTTTCTTAACAACAGAAAATATATCATCTGTGAAAGATCCCATTCCTGCTACCCTTGAGACCACTTTTTCAATATGTTTATACACTAAGTTTCCTTTTTTTTCATCTTTTTTACTATATGACAGAGCCACTTTAATAATAGTTTTCCACATACGTCGGTCTCTTCTGGACAACGAATAATATGCATCATCTATGACACTATCTATGAGACTATCTATAGTCTTAGTATCTTCCATGGTTCTGAAGCTCTAAGGGATTTTTAAGCTCGTACAGTGTATGTTCCTTTAGGGTACCTTTAGTTAAGGTACTCACCTCTAAGGGTATTCTTAAATTTTTAAGCTCGTATCCCTCAGTGTATGTATCCCTTCAGGTGTATGTAAGCTCGTATCCCAGTGTATGTATCCTTTTTAGTTAAGGTACTCACCTCTAAGGGTATTCTTAAATTTTTAAGCTCGTATCCCTCAGTGTATGTATCCTTTAGTTAAGATACTCACCTCTAAGGGTATTCTTAAAGCGCGTATCCCTCAGTGTATGTATCCCCTTCAGGTGTATGGTAAGCGCGTATCCCTCAGTGTATGTATCCCCTTCAGGTGTATGGTAAGCGCGTATCCCTCAGTGTATGTAAGCGCGTATCCCTCAGTGTATGTATCCCCTTCAGGTGTATGGTAAGCGCGTATCCCTCAGTGTATGTAAGCGCGTATCCCTCAGTGTATGTGTCCTCAGTGTATATGTATCCTTCAGGTGTATGTAAGCGTATTCCTCAGTGTCAGGTATGTATCACCTTTAGCTCGTATACTTGTACTAAGGGTAGTAAGCCCTCAATGTATACCTAGCTAGCAAATTTTAGAAAAATGTGTTTTCAGTATTGAAAAATGCATAACCAACAGTTTCTGGATTTCGGTGCTGAAGTTGTTGTAATATTCACTGGAATAAAAACTGGAAAGTCAAGTTTTTTAGAGTCAGAAAGCAATCAAGAATATCATGAATATTACGGGAGTTCTTGTCTTAACTATAATGGATGGAAAATTCTAGAACAAGATTCTTTGATAATAGATAATCAAGAGAGATGTATATGTCATAACCTGAAACTCACTTCAGATTGTTTTTTGAACTCAAAATTAAAGAGTCCGATGATATTTCTGGTTGCAACTAACTTAAAGTGTTGGTCGTCTTCTATTAAAAACATTCACATTTTTTCACAAAAATATTACAACACCTCAGAATGGTATAATATTATAAAGGATGTAACCGATCAGAAAGAAAATTCCACTTAGAGTGGAAGTATAGCTTTTTTTTAACTGATACCCTGTAAACATATTGTTATTTTCTGAACTGTTACTTCGCTCATTCCGATTCTTTTGATGAACACATTCTTCTTTATACCAAGACCATTAAGTTTCTGATAAACTACACACGCACAAACAGAATAAGGATTGAAATTAACAAACCTGGTGTTATCATCTATTTTTTTACATGTATCTGAAACAAGTTCCTTCTGGGTTTCTGGTAAAGAGAATCTAGAAAATATGATATCGACATACTCACTGATTTTCTTTTCTAATGTTCGGTGCTCAGGAAAATGTGTTAAAAAAAGTTGTTTGCCTTCACTAAATTTTTTTTTATCTATTTTGAATTTGTGGTATACATCTCTACATGTCAATGTAAAGGAATTAGCAGATGATAGATAAAAATAACAGGCGGCAAGCAGAGCTTTTTTACCATTTCCACGTAAATTATTAAGTTGGAGTAACTTTTCGAACGTATTAATAATTTGAGATTTTATATCTACTGGAAGTTCTTCCAAATAGTAATTTAAGTCATCTACTGGAACTCTGACACTGTAATTTGAACTATTTCTTTTCAAATCGTTGTCTAATGCCTTGTACAAATCATTGTCTTGTTCTAAACCACAATTAACACAAACTACGGACTGATCTTCACTTTCAGTAAATACATGATTGCAGTCCATTTCCTCGACGTTTGTAGCTAATATTAGGAAAAATTAGTTTTTTGGTTTATTTTATACTCTTAGCTTCCACCATGGAACTTCTAGACTATCAGACAAGGGTTCTTTCTTTTTTAGAAAGACCTAGGAATAGACATGCATTTGTTGTTCACGGAACAGGTTGCGGCAAAACAACAATGGCGTGTTATATAGCAAAAGAGTTTATAGAAAAAAACATTGTATCATCTGTCTTGTTCGTAGCTCCAGTATCAATACACGGACAAATTGAAGAGAATTTAGTCAAGTTAGATGTTAGCTTTGCATTTATAAAGTTGTTATCGTATCATGATTTTCTTTATGACATAGATGCGAGAGGCAAGCTTTTAATAGTTGATGAGGTTCACAATTTGAGGACAACACGCGGGAAAATGGCAAAAAAATGTATCAAATGTTGTAACGAAGCAACCAAGGTATTATTAATGACAGCCTCTCCATTTGTAAACTACGAGACAGATTTAATGAACATTATCAAAATGTGTCTAAACAAAGTTTCTTCAAGACAACCGATAGCCGATTGTTTGAAAGAAGTAAACATCTTTTATAAAGAAAGACCCGTATCAGAAGATTACCCAACATTCGATATAAAGTCAGTAGACATCGAATTGACAGAAGACGAACAAAATGACTATGAAAAATGCATGAACAACAGTATAGAAGAATTCGACGAAGATTTTCATCAAAGAATAGGAAAACTTGGAAGCATTTTTATGATTCATACAAATTCCATGAGAAGAGTAGGAGATTCTGGTGTTTTACCTAAATTGAGATTTATTGAAAATACTATAGAAAATTATGGGCAACAAATCGTCTTTTCGTCTTGGAAAAAAGCTGGTATTAACCAGATAGAAAATATACTGGAGAAAAAACAGATAGCTTACGGAGTTATTACAGGGGAAACATCTAAACTCAAAAGAACAATGCTAGTTAACGACTACAATTCTAAAAGAATCCAAGTCCTTCTTTTTTCTAAAGCCGGAGGAGAAGGTATAGACTTGAAAGGTACTCAAAGAGTTATTATAGTTGAACCAGGTTGGAATAGCGTAGTTGAGCAACAAGCCATGAACAGAGCCATACGATACAAATCTCATACTCATTTACCTGAGAATTTAAGACACGTCATAGTGGAAAAACTGTATATAAACACAAGGGCTAGCAGAGATTTACTTTTGTTAGAAAGCTATATTCAAAGAAAAGAAAAAAATGCACAAAAAATAATGAAACTTTTGGAACAACTGAGTTTGTAAACAACTGAGTTTGTCTAATATTTCCGCTCTGTGAGCGGAATCTCCATATTCGTACGATATTTAGTTTAAACTTTGTTGTAATGATATTAGTTGTTCTTTAAACCCAGAATTTGGATAGGCTATCTGTCTATGAGACCTAACATAATCATATATATGATTATAATTGTAGACTGGAAATTTTAAAAGCAAATAACCTATAACGAGTGAAACACTTCGTGATATCCCCATTGCACAATGAACTAGAACATTTCCAACAGACAAGTTGTTTTCCAGAAATGTATAAACTGTTGGAAGAACTTGAAGAATATCTTGAGACGGAATATCAATCAGATGTAATTTTAGATAAGCAAACGGGAAAGTCATATTGACGGGGCACTCTTCTGCAGCATTAATAATACCCACTATGTGTCTCTTTTGTAAAAATTTCTTATTACCTGCATCATTGTTACTTCCTATAAATATGACACCGTTGGTCGGAAGTATCTCAGATGTATTTGTAGATCTCACCATAATCATTTTAATTATATTTTCATTCTTATAATTGCTCTTCATTATCACACCCGACAACCTGAGAAATTAGACATCTTCGTCTACACCTGAATAACCTAAGCAAAGCTGGAAGTAACAATATGATCAATAGAACAAACAGTACAAGTACTGCTACTTGATACAAATCCATTCTGTTTTTTTAAAATAAAAAAGTTTCTTCACCATTGTGAAGAAAAAAAAACGGCCTATGTACAAGCGACGCAAGAGTTTTTCATGTCTTCCTCCATCTTCTTAAACTTGAGGTTTTGACTCGCTGGAATTTGACGCAAATAATACATTCCAGTCTTAAGTTTATTCTCCCATGTATAGAAATGTAAATGCCCTAGTTTATTAAAATCTTTTCCAGGATCTTCTATAAACCAACTTAAACTTTGACTCTGATCGATGAAAGGAGCTCTGTCTATAGCTAAATTTATATAGTCAACAGGATCTATTTCCCAAGCTGTACGATAAACTTCTTTTTCACCATCGTTAAGACAATCTAGTTGCTGAACGCTACCGTTATGTTGAATAATAGAATCTATTGTTTCTTGCGTCCAACAGCCTTTACCCATCAGTTTGTTGCGGATGTGTTTGTTTACAACCTTAAAATTACCATGCTGAGTATTTTTAGAAACAATCGCCCCTGTAATAGGTTCAAAACAATCTGTAACTTCCATTAGTTCGGCTGTAGAAGCTGTAGGCATTAATGCTATTAGTTGACTATTTGCAACACCATAGCTCATAATATCTTTTTTGAGACTGTCCCATTTTTCTTCTGGTATAAATCTTTTTATCTTCCGGTCAGTTAACTCTTCATATAACTCTATATGAGTTTTTCCTTGACTTAAAGGAGATCCCCAAAATCTGGAATAACACCCCATATATTTTTTAACAAAACCCTTGATGTATGGAAATGTAGAAAGTCTTCTAACAATTAAACTTGTACGTTCCTTTGCTATTTTATTGGATTCCAACAACGCGTTATAATACATCACCTCAAAAATTCTGGAATTAATTTCACGGGCTTCAGTAGACGTCAATGATATCTCCAGATCGAAAAACAGTCCTTGTAGACCAGTTACTCCGATACCTATAGGTCGTAAAGAAAGATTGCTTCTTTTTGCGTCTTCGCTACAATAAAAATTATTGTCTATAGTGTTATTTAAATTCCTAGTGAGAATAGCAGTAAGTTCTCCTATTAGTTCATAATCTACACCGTTTTTTCCTACACATTTTTCTAGATTTATACTAGCCAGATTACAAACTGCTGTTTCGTGTTCAGATGAGACCTCAAAAATTTCTGTGCACAGGTTTGATGATTGAATAATTCCGACATTTTGTTGATTTGAAAGAATATTTGCTGTATCTTTGTAACACATAAACGGCATCCCAGTTTCTGTTTGAGTTTCCAGGATTTCGTTGAAGAAACTTCGAGCATCTACCTGATTTACAAACTCTTTTTGTTCCTCTAATTCTAAGAATTTTTGAACGTATTCATCTCCGTAAAGATTTGTTAAAGTTCTTTGATGTAGTTCATCAAAAAACGACCATTTTCCATTGGATTTGACACGTTCCATGAACAGATCCGGAATCCATAATCCCAAGAAAAGATCTCGTAATTTATGTTCGTAACTGGAATTACGTGAAGTGTTTCTCTTCATGGACAATACATCTGGAATTTCAGGATGAGTCATTTCGAAATACACACAAATGGCGCCTTTGCGTCTCCCTCCTTGATCTATATACCTAGCACAGTGTTCAAGTTCTTCCAAAACAGGTTTCACACCTTTACAAGGATTTTGCGAGCTTTTAATGTAAGAGTATTTGGAGCGTAAATCTGACAAAGAAACTCCTATTCCTCCACCATACTTAGAAATATTAGCACATTCGCTTAGAGTTTTATAGATTCCAGAAACAGAATCATCCTTTAAACAAACTAGAAAACAACTACTTAATTGCGGACACCTTGTTCCTGAATTAAATAAAGTTGGAGAAGCGTGTGTTATTAACTTGTTACTTAGGAGACGATAGGTTTGAGAAATCAATTTATGATCATCATGCAATTGAAAGGCTACTCTCAAATACATGTATTGAGGACATTCTAAAACATCTTTTTTAATTTTGCATAGATATCCTTGCATTAACATTATGATAGCTTGATAACTGAAATTGAAGTCATTCCCGTGATGAATGGTATCGATAGCCTCTTTATTGGTTACTATTTTATCCAGAAATAAATCAGAAATAACACCAGCGTAATATAAGGTCTCCATTGTGGATAGAAATGCATCAATGCTATCGTTCGTTTTTACACCCATTTGGATATGGTGTTGTCTTAATAATAACAAAACAGCTAGCTTTTCGTTATCCGGATGGAGAACATCATCCACAATAGAATTACAAAACTCTTTCAAATCTCTAGATTGATTGAATTTTTTGATCAAATTATCCTCATCTACTACTAGCTGATGCTCTTGACAAAGATCTTTTATAAGACCAATTGAAAAGACAAAAAACCTCTTCATTTTTAATAATGTCAAAGAGCTAACTAGATCAGTAAATTTAATTTTTATTCTCTTTATATTCACATCTTAATTTTTTGTAGGTTAAAAAATGCATATCGTTACACTCATACTTATAGGTGTAGGTATTTTATTGGTTGTAATGTTACTATACTCATCAACTCAATCAATTACTCAAGATGGATGTGTAAGTTCTTCTATAGGTCAAACATCTAATATGACGTGTCCTGTCTACGATTCTACATCTTCTACATGTCCAGATTATACGGCTAGTTCATGTCCGGGTTCTTCAGCTACTACTTATTATCCTACTATATGCCCAGCTTGTCCGGCTTGTCCGGCTTGTCCTAAAACATCATGTCCTGATTGCCCTGTCTGTCCAGATGCTTGTCCTTCGGCTTGTCCAGTGTGTACTTCAGACATGTCTACATGTCCAGTTTGTTCTTCAGATCTGTCTACAACATGTCCTGTTTGCTCACCTACTGTATGTCCTGATTGTCCAGTTTGTTCATCAGGAACCACATCTTGCCCTGTATGCCCTGTATGCCCTGCTCCTACAGATTGCCCTGTATGCCCTGTATGCCCTGTATGCCCTGCTCCTACAGATTGTCCTGTATGCCCTGTATGCCCTGCTCCTACAGATTGTCCTGTATGTCCTGTATGCCCTGCTCCTACAGATTGTCCTGTATGTCCTGTATGCCCTGCTCCTACAGATTGTCCTGTATGTCCTGCTCCTACAGATTGTCCTGTATGTCCTGCTCCTACAGTATGTCCTGTATGTCCTGTATGCCCTACAGGGGGGACAACAACTACCTCTCCAACTGGGGTGTATTGGCAAGGTGAAGAAGGTATGCCAAATATATTAGGTGCACGAGCAAAATCAATCGCTGTATCAGAGGATGTGATGATGAGGGTAACAGATGACGTTGACAACGATCCAAGTTTATTAGCTATACAATCTATTCTAGATGATAAACCCTCTATAAGCTTGGCTGACAAAAATGCCATATGTGCAGCACTGTGTCCTCTGGAAAATGGTAATCTGACAGAAGCTTGTGTTTGTCCAGCTGGTACAGCTTCAACATTTAATCCTGGCAACCAACCTATTCCTGCTGGATATCCACTTCCTTAATATGTGGAAGATACTTGTACATGTCTAAGGGAAGAGTAAACTTAACATTTCCTTGACAATCTGCGAAGGTATTATTTATCTCACAAGTATCTTCGATCCTATCTTTGATTTTGTAAATATCGTTACCTAAAAATGTAGACTTAATATCTCTACAAACTGGTCCGCTTAATGTTTCTACACAATGTTGATATTTCAAATTATAGTTAGTTCTTTCCATTTTTATTAATCCAAAATTCCTTACATGTGTAAGGAAACTTTCGTAAGTTATTTAGCCTCTAAAATATCCGTGGATCGTATAACTCTGACTACCGTTCTGTATTATTATTAGGTCTATGTCTGATTTTGTACCATACTTAACACAGGCTTCGTTAATATTCTTAGTGATGAATTGACCAATATTCTCTATAGTTGGATTTTTTATTATAACTGACTCTATTGTTACACATCCTTCTTGTGTTTGAACATCTGCATCAATCCTGATATTCCCCAGAGCAAAGGGCGTATCCAGTAGAATATCTTTGAAGAAAAATGAGACTGTTGACAACAATTTATCTTCAATGTTACTTTGTATGTTTTCTTCAGAACTACCTATGAAAAAGAAACTCATGGGTTTCTCCTTGTCAATTATCAATTCGATTTTCAATGTCTGATCTACTCTCAAAGAACATTCTCCACCACGATTTATAAAAATATCGTGTATCGTTTCGGTGGTAAGATCGAAAACGTCGTTGTTCAGAAGTATTTGGGTAAGTTCTTTTGAAGTTTGACTTAACAGATTTTCTTCAGATAAGATTTTCATATATTCATCCAGTCTTCTAGAAAATACTTCGTAACGCTTAGAACTATCATAATTTAGCTTGTTTATATCTATGATTTCGAGCGTTTTATTTATCTTATTGAAATATCTCCTTTGTTTAGAGAATAAAGCACGACCTCTACTGGTTATCTCTGACAGATTCATCATCATCAAAGTCTGACTTTTCATGAAAAACTAAATATTTTCAGAATCTTAGCAAAGTTCTTTTAAAAAATGGATCCGCCATTATCTGATCAATTACTTCCCTTTTTTAAACCTTATGCAGAATGTCTTACTCAAGAACAGTTAATGAACGCTGTTCAAGAAAAACTTGTTGCATTCCCAGAAGTTGTAAGAACCTTAAATGATCCTCAAACAGATGAAGACAAGTTCGTCCTAATATCTTTTTTGAAATCTAATCAGCACAGTTATGTAAAAGTTAGAGGTTACGGAACGTTTGAAACATGTAGAGACCGTGCAAAACAAATAATCAAGTCTGTCGATTCTAGACTTCCTATAGCAATAGCTAAATTAGGACAATGGTGTTATGTCACTTCCGATCCTAAACAAGTCAGTAAAAACACAATCAAAATTGTAGACGACAAAGAAATAACTCAAAAAGAACACGTTGATTTACTTCTAGCCGAACAAGAAGCAAAGACTAAAGAACTCGATAAAAGTGATGATATAGATACGAGGTTAAAGCAAATATCCACTGTAGGAAAAGAGGATGAGTTACACGAATTTATACGTAGAAAAGTTATGATTTACGAGACATATAGGCAAATTGAGTTCTTAGAGAAGAAGTTAACTTTACTACACGAGAGACAAGGCTTGTTAATTCTGCTCACTTCTGATAACCCATTAGAACATGTTTGGTATAAAGAATATATGAATACACTTTCTCGAGTAGGTATTAAACAAAGTGCGATAACTCCTGAAATGTTGTATGAGATTCAACAAAAGTCTAAAGAATCTACTATGAATAAAGATGAAGCAAAGGAGACATTAACTAAGAATGAAGAAGAATATAACAAACTTAGATATTCTGTTTCAGAATTTTAATTCAGACAACTCTTTTTGAACTTCAGCCAATATTGTTGGCATTAGATATTTATATTTAGTGATGTAAAATTGCTTCCTATGACGGAACTCTTCATAAAGAGTTTTGTCAACTTTTATGTCGTCCATATCTTGAGTAAAACACGTGGCTTTGTAGATATCGGAGAATTCTGTTTCTGTTAAACGAGGAACATCCTCTTTGAATAAATCCTTAGCTATTTCCATTACCTGGTCTATAGTAGACCTTACATCGTAGACAAGCGTTTTGTCATCAAATGACAAGCTCAATTTTTGAAGTCTTTTATCTATCAAAGGCAATATTTCTTTTCGGAACAAATATTTTTCTAGTTCGTTTGTATTAGAAACAACTACTAGCAGTTTTGTATCAAACTCATCATACGGTGAACTATTCAAATTCTGTCCTTTAAATTTAAGGACCTCAAACTTATTCTGAATAAGTTGTTTTAACGATTCTACAAAGAAAGTCTTTGCTGTTTTAGAGAAAACCGTTAATTCTTCTAAAGAATTTTCTCTGATGATGTCGTCTAGTACAGATTCCATATCTACCATATTTTTAAAAGGAATCTCTCGAAAATCTAATTTTATCAAGGATTATCCTCAAGGGAATACAGGGTATAAAAGTCTTCTAGATGAAATGCGTCTGCTATATGGATAATACAAATGATACCATGGAAAAGTTTGTTGACAGATTCCATCTATATTTTTAAAAGATTGTGTGGACATAGGATATGAAACAAAGTCGTATCTGTTTGGTCGAGTATTGAAAAGATTTTGATATGAATAATGATAGAGTGACATTTTTTACTCTTAACTAATTTTCTAGGAATAAATGGAAATTGATGATTATGACGATTTGACTAAAGTTAAATTCAAAGATGAAACTATTCAAGATAACGAGATTAAATCCTCTACAGATCATCTCTTGATGAAATATTTCGGTAATAGATTAAAGAATTCACATCGTCCACAGACCCCTGTGAAAACGGAACCCTATATACAAGGGAGGAAATGGTCTATATGGAAACCAATAACTTTATCGGCTGTAATAGTTGTATTAATCGCTCTCTCTAGATGGCAAAAGATTTCTCAATATTTAGAATTTAGTAGTAGAGATATCATAAACAAAGCTGTTCTATATGGTATACTGTTTATATTAGTATTAGTACTTATCACCGTTACCTACTCAATTTGAACTTGATCACCTTTTTTCCACAACCAAACAATCAACCATATTATAGCTACCAAAAGGATAATTCCCAACAGATTCATTTTTAAATAACAAAAAATCTTTTTGACATCAATAAAACAGGATGTCATGTATCTGCGGAGACAGTTTTGCAGACGTATCCACTAAGTCTCTCTTTACGGATATCAGTAGTATTAACTTTCTGAACTTTCTTCAAGTTACTGTTCGTGTATATCTGAATGGACATTATATAGGAAGCGTACCAGATTCTGGTTATATATATTTTCACAATGGGTTTAACTTACAAGATAAACTATCGTTTGTAACGGTAACTGGAAAGTACTTAGGCGATTATTTTATAAAAGACAAATTCTTGAGACGTATATCAATAGGAAAAGATTGCGGCCATTAACACTACATAACTTGGTTTATATCGGTTAACCAAGGTTTGTTTTTTGGAGTTAAAAATTTCCAATTATCGAAAAGTCCTTCAGTCAAATCTTCTACGTAAAGTTGTTCTTTTGTTCCACCTCCTGTACCTTTTCGCAATCCTCCCATATATGACGGTTTTATCATTTGTGCCATACTAGAAGGTTCTGGTGTTCTCCAATTTACCGGCGGTTGAGGAACGACTGGCATAGGTTGTTGATTATGATGAACTATCTCGTTCGCTAAAACCTGTTTAATAAAAGTAAAAATGTTTTCTTCATCTAGTGGACCGTGATATCTAGCATATGGAGAAGTTTGGTAAAAGATTATCAACAATGGTGTTCTGTCAATAATTACATCAACAGATTTAGCTTTTTGTAAGATTTTTGGATTGGATGTTACATTCACGGTAGCAAATTGAACAGCTTGTAAACCATGTTGACCTTTTTTCCGTTCTATCTGTAAAAAGATAGGATCAAACTTTAAACATCCACCACATCCAGTTTGTTTGAAATATACTACTACAATACCAGGGTTTTGTATTGTAAATCCGACAAAATCTTCGTTACTCAACTGCAACATTTTATTTATCAATGATAAAATCCTAACCAGAATGAATGTCACTAACTATTATACTAAGCCAATTTCGTTTGTTAAGGGTGATAAGATAGTACAATTAATATACAAAGATAATCCCATAAAGGAAGATCCCGTAACCTACGAAATGTCCAATGTAATTGTAGGAATACCTGTTTTCGAATATAATCCTATTTATACAACTCAATACTCAACTACACAGGGATTAACAGCTCTTAATATATTCAATCACTACGATGTACCATTAACTGTAAATGATAGAGTTATATCTCCAAGGTGTCAATATAGATACAAAGGTGTTTATGACAATGGTATTCCATATGGCGAAATATTAAGGTCGACTTATGATGAAGATGTGGTCATTAATAACAGAGCAACTAACCTTCATTATGGACTTCTAGTACTTACCTGAATGGTCGATTTTCCCCATTCTGGGGAAACATATTCAAACTATATGATGGTATTTATTTTCATATCGTTTCTGATAGATATGATAGCGTACTCCATTGATATCACTTTGATAAAAGAATGAATACCTAATAACATCATGCATCTCTTCTTCTCTTTGTCTGATACAGCAGAGAGGATATAAGTTCTAGCAGAATCGAGAACAGTATTAGGAAACTTGTCGCATATATCAATCGCCATTGCCAAAATATCATTAGGGACATACCTAATTTTGAAAGGAGGTGTGATTTCCAAACCTAAGAAATCTACAATCACGTTCTGACTTTGTGTATGAATCTTTCCCGGAGGATTTATATCTAAATCTAAAATTCTGTTCTCGTATACATAATCTTTATCTGGAAAATACCAATTCTTGAACATACCTAATCCATATACCGACAATGGAACCAGAGTCAAGGAAGAATTTTGATATCCAGGAAAAACAAGTCCGATAACTTTACTATCGTCACTATATTTGTATCTAATTATAGGATAGGGTGATGTCATGTTATCATAGAATCCTTCAAATTTCAACGGATGAAATGATCCTAGGGAACCACGAATCTCATATCCAACCTTTGTTTGGTTTTTATTCGTATGAATCCAGAGTTCAGGTAATTTTGAACATCCAACATTAGGTTTTTTACACATTACCGAAACAAAAATAACACCAATCCACAATTCATCTACATTAAGATTGTTGATGTCTTTATTTTCTTTTATTTCCAACTCGAAACCTCTACTATGATACGATAGTATCCACTCACACGGCATCATGTTTTTGAAAGAAGCTTTAGGACCTAGATTGGATACGATAGGAATTTCTCCAAACAGAGTAAGATCTAATCCTTGATCAAAAAAAGACAGTTTATAAAATCCTTTTTCCATAGGTATGTTTTCCAAAACTTCTGTTTTGCCTCCAAACATAAACTGATCATTATCTATCCAAATTAACTGATATTTTTCTGCAAGATATACTAAGAAATCGAAAATCGAAACATTTCGAGTAGCTGCTATTTGATGTGGTGTACATCCAGATGAAATCAGCAACAGCGGATCCAGAATTTTCTGTTGAAGTTCTATAGGTAATTTTGTGAACATGTTAAAAGTATTTCTTAAGTATATTCACTCGTTTTTTAATTTCCGAAAAAGCAGGTCTATTTAGTAAATCATCGAGACGAAATGATATTTCTCCTTTCAAAACTTGATCAATTTCAAAATAAATAGATGGAGTTATCCCTTCAAGTTTTATTATATCTTTTACTGTTAATTTATCAATTTGTTTGATGGAATTTATTGTATCTTCGTAAGAAAAACTCATATCATCTTTTAAAAGATAATAGAGGGCTTCTAATTGTTCTAAATGAGTGATGATAGACAGTTTTTGAAGAGTAGTTAAAATTGGACTCGGATGTCTAACTGTCATAGGCGAAGTATAAGGAAATTCACATGAGTAAGACCTTACAGGCACTTTAGCCTTAGAATTGTCGAAAGAGATTTTTTTTTTCAAAAAACTAAGCATCTTTTACAGTAGTTCTGTTATTGCCATTAAAAAACAATCGTAAAAATCATCTTTTTTTCTCAACGCAGATATCTTAGTGTTCAGCTCTTCCGACACAACAATGTTATCCTGATAAAGCATTTTCTCTCCGATGTTTACAACACCTTTTTTCCTAGATGTGTAACTTGTAGAATCTATGCTTAGCTTTGTTAGTTTTTTTTTAGGTTGGACACGTTTAAATTTGTAATTATACAGATTGAGATAAGTAATTATAGCTGTCTCCACTCTTATGCACTTTGTGTTCTTAAAGTTTTGGGATTCGATGTAAAACGTTTCAATTTGATAGTTTTTATAAATCAAGTCTAGTAAATCTATTATCTCTCTAATTTTTAATGGAGAAGCTAACTCTATCAAATCGAACGTTACTAAAGTTAACTTATCTTTTAATTCACATATTAAGAAGCAAAAATTCTTAATACCTACGTCACAGAAAAGATTCATATTAAAATGACTCGGTATATTTTTCCATACGAAGATTATTATAAACAAGATTTTATAGATCCATTATATCTACCGTATACACAACCAAGATATCCAGTTATAAATCCATTAACTATGAATACTAATGAAATTCGTTTAGATTGGGGACAAGATTTCAGAAAAAAATATAGTGAATATCCATGTCCAATGGGGTTTGTTCCTATCAATGAAGACTATTGTTCAAGATACATCAATCAACTTCCACATTTTTACACAAGTTTATATACTAACATAATAAACAACGATATTCCACTTTTTGATTTTACAAGTTATTCAACACGACAAAACAATTTATATCCAATTTAAAAAATGTCTCATACTGTTTATTATGTTGAAGAGAGAACAACTAGACAGTTACCTAAATTGTTAAAACTTAATATCCCAAAAACTGGGAGAATTGCATTGAGGAAAAGAAGTTCTTCAGGATCTTCACGGTCACTGTCCAGTTCTAGAGGATATACGGTTAAGCATAAATCTCTGCCTAGAAAAGCTGGGATTCCTAGAACTGCCAGATATGCAATAAAACGAAGTCGAAGTCGTAGTAGAAGCTCATCTACCAGTTCTGGAGGATATACGGTTAAGCATAAATCTCTGCCTAGAAAAGCTGGGATTCCTAGAACTGCCAGATATGCAATAAAACGAAGTCGAAGCTCATCAAAGTCCAGTATAAGACGTCGTAGTCGTAGTCGTAAAAAACTTGGTATTAAAAGGAGAGCCAAACGAAGTCTAAGTCGTAGAAGATCTCGATCTAATTATAAAGTTGTACGTAGAAGTCTTCCAAGAAAACTTGGTATTCCTAGACAGGCTAGGTATGCCATAAAACGAAAAAGATCTAAAAGCAAAGTAAGGATTCATTTAGAAAAGGGAGGACTTAGCAAATACATAACTTCAGGTTGTAAATATTCTCAAATGACACCTAATGAAAGGAGACAAGTTATACATAGAGCTATTAGTGCCGGAGAAGATCCACATACTATGTTTAAGAGACTAAATGCACTAGTTGTCATGAGAAAAAATAAAATTGATAGGGAATCCGTCCGGATAAGAAAGTTGTTCTTATCGGACAGAAACTGGGTTAAAACTAATTACTTGTAATAATGAATTGTATATGTCTGACAAATAAGCTAATACAGTGCAGAAATAAAGCTTCAAAAAATGGGTTTTGTTACAGACATATTAAATTATGCGGTAAGTTGGGGAGATCTCCAGCATGTACAAGAACAGAACTTCTGGTGCCTATAAAGAAATCTGTGAGAGCTAACATATGGTTATGTTGTTTCGAGGGAAAACTTGCAGTTTATAAAGACTATATCTCTTCTAATGAAGAATGTAAGATATTAAAAACTATAAAATCGGAGAACATAGTGACTTTTTTAGATTGCGGACCTTCTTATATTGTTACACCTAAATATGACGGCGATCTATTAGATCTTCCTTACAACGAAGATTTATTTATATCATCTCATCGTCAGATGGTTAATGCACTCTCTATATTGCATAGAGAATTTATAGTACATTCGGATATCCATCCAAAAAATATCTTTTGGCATAAAACTAAAAGATCTCGAGTAGATAACATTATGACGTTCGGAATCATTTTTGTACTGGGAGATTTTGAATTTTCTAAGTTATTCGATCCTTTCCCTACAACTTTACCAAAATCTTACGGACAAAGAATCCACATTATAAAAGATGAATTGTGTTTTCTTGATGTCCGAGAGTATATCTTAGTCTCTTGTAAAAAACAAAATAAATGTAAGAAATATATTACATCCATAAACGATCTTCTAAATACTATTCCAGTAGATTATCATGAAGATTTACTACAACTTAAAAGATGTTACTTCAAATATGATAAGTTTAAAAGAACCGAATATTACGAAAAATTTATCAGGAGCTTTAGGACATTTTCATTTGAAAAGGCTTTTGTTACTAAGCGTAAAGAACTATTTTTAGCGGAATATTTGTTAGACTATATAAATACATGGCATCGTTGACACTGGTTCCCACTAAAGTTCCAAGAGGTTATTTTTCCGACAGTGTCGTTTCATATATTCAAAAAATAGTTACCGAAATACTCAGTAAAGACTTTATAAATCCTATAGAAGTTGATTCGAGCAGTGTCCGACGTGTTCTTCAAAGAGTTTTAGATGACAGGTTGGAGCCTCTTCCAAAAATGTTAACTAGGGTTATAATGGAAATAACTAATGAAATTAAAACGTTCGAATTAGAAAGAACAAGGAATCTTCGTTTAGAAAGTTTTTTTCAAAATGCGCGTATAATTTACGACGTTTCAGCACGGTCTGGTCCTGATATGCAGACTATCAAGCTTTCACGACAACCATCTACTTTAAGATTCTATCATACATTTGGTCTTTGATTAACAAATGTAGTATAGGACGGAACATACGTAACACGATCTGTTATATAACCATAAACTTCGTTGATCATGTTTTCCTGATATATCTGGTATTCTGCTAGACCTGGATTTACCCGTGCAGCAACTGGACGTCGAGGTTTTTTAGATTCTGCTATCAGATCATAAGGAGAAATCAAAGGAAAACGTGTCTCCTCGTTCACATAGTCCCTGTGAGACGATTGTCCGTACATCGTTACATTTCTATTTCTACTTTGAGGCTCCACGATATTTTCTACGAACATTGAATATTTTCCGCTTTCCTTTAATGCATCCCCGATATCTACTTTCCAGTACTTTCTAGAGTTTTTAAATCTTAAAATATCCTTTTTAATATCTGGGTAAATGGGTCCTTCTAAATTATTTTGAGGTTTTTTGATACCACTGATAGGAATAAAACTGCTCATTTTATTGATGAGTTAATAAAAAGGTTATGTCGTGGCAACCTCCTGTAGAAGATCTTATTAACCTAGCTTTTTACGTAGGAAATATAAACTCTGAAAAAAAAGGATGTTCGATAAGTTTTTCTGGATATCTATCTGTAAATACATTCTTAGGTAAGTTGTGTTTTTCTATTAGTTCATTTTCTCCTATTATTAGATTCCAATAACTTACTACACCAGGAGCTTCCCAGACACCAGCGTACTGTTCTGGAAGTACTGTCTTGGCAAATTTGATAACATCACTATCTACGTATATGTTTTTCTCGATAACTTCTCCTACCAGATGATTAAAAAACTTAAACATATCTATATACTTACCAGGACTCGCCGATGAAAATAATTCTTCGTATTTAGCATTAGGAACCTCGTTTATTATCATGGAAAAATCGAAATCATTCAGTAAGACTGCCACTCTAGGAGATTCTATATAGTATCTCACTCCATTATGAACATGATCTATAGGCGCTTTTTGTGATCTGATCAACAGATTACCTATATGAAAATCGTTATGTCTAAATCCAGGGATTTTAGATTGTAAGACAGTCATAGCTAAAATAACTTGAAAGACGATATTTTTAGAAAGGTGTTTGTGGTTCGGATCTCCAAGAAATTTGAGTAGGGATCCACAATCTGCGTGTTCTATAAAACTTATACGACAATACCGAGCATTGAAGAAGGCTTCCATCTCGAGATTTCCAAAGAAATATCTCCCTAAGAACGTACTCAAAGGAGATTCAAAGTAGTTACTACATTTGAAACTATTATAAGCTATAGGGATATGATGAAAATTACTGTCAAAAAAGACCTTATTTATCCGTACCAATATATTCCATTCAACGTTTTCTGGTCTACTTGGATCTTCTTCATCTAGTGTTGAATACTTTGGCAATCCATATTCATTTGGAATTTTGAAAGGCACAATTTTAAGAACCAAAGGAGGATCACAAGGCTCGTTTAAACATAAACAAAACGCTGCGCCATATGCTCCTGTATTTAGATAAACAGATTTGGGGAAAAAAGTGTCAAGAGAACAAGAATTTATTAAAAAGTTTCTAAACCTCTCAACGGTATCATCTCCGAACTCAGCTTTCAATAGGTCGATTATAGTTTTATCTAATGTTAGTATATGTTGTATATTTAGCAACTCCTTTATTAACTGTTTTGACATATATTTAGTAGGGATAGGTCTTACTGGATAATTCAAAATCTTACATTTCTTCGTATACTTTAATATTGCTGTGGGTTGAGGGATTTGAAGACTGCTCATCAAAATTGCGAGTATATCGGAATCGTTCTGTTGCATTGCATGATCTAGTACACTCATACCAGAAGAATCTTTTCTATTAATAACAACATCAGGGTTTTTAATTTGTTCTAAAATGTATGTAACAAGTTTAGGATTACCACCTATAACAGCAGCTAACAAAGGTGTAACGTCTTTGTATGGGAAATCGATAAGATTTTTATTCCTAAGATGTAGGTTTACAAATTTCAAGATGTGTCCATTTCTTGCAGCTTCTACAAGTTCTTTAGACATTTTTTAGAAAGGAAAAGTTTCCGCTCATAGAGCGGAATAAAATCAGGTATTGTCTACCAGTTTATAGGAAAGGAATCAAAGTTACACACTGTACTTTACTCCCATATTTTTTCATTTCTTCTGTGATATAATCCTTCATTACACTAGAGAACTTAAGTATTTCTTTGTCTTGACATTTGTTTATTAATAAGTTGGTAGCTGCGAAAACATACATCTCGTAAATCTGAATTTTAGAGTTGCAAAGCATATTTCTTTTAATAGATCTCTTTATAAATTCAAGCCATTCTTTTTTGGAAATCTTGTTCAACAGATATTGAAGAGATTTATCTCTTATCGTTTCAGCTGTAACTAATTTGCTACGTTCTGATCGGATAGAAACTTCCCTAACGTGACGCATCGATCTCATAAGATCTAAAGCTAATTCAGTTAAATCCCTAGGTCTAAGATCCATGCATACGTCCATTCCCATTTGATTCATATTTTGGGGATGTTCTCTGACGTAATTAAAATAGTGAGGATTGTGAATTACGGTTTTCCGAATAATCTCTCCAGTTTTGTAATCAAATGTAGTATGACAATTAGTACACCACATCTGTGAACATCCAGAGATTTTGTGTATAGGAACTCTACAAGACGGACATCGTTTAGTATCTTTTTTAATCGAATTTACGTTTTTTATGTCTTCATTTTTACACTCATGACCCTCGACAAATTTTTCTTGACATTTTCCACATATAACATTATTACATAAAGAACAAATCCCTTTTTCTACAAATCCAGGACATTCTGGACAAGGTATCAGATCCTTTGGTTCAGGTTTTGGCTCAGGGGTTGGAACCTGTTCTGAAGATCTTACGTAGAAACTTTCGTAAAATTGTTCTCCCCTCCATTTTTTTTGATGAGTAAAATCTATAAGCTCCTTACCACAACGACACACCAATTTTATTTCAGCCAGTCTTTCAGTTGTAACTCTTTTAAGAATTATATTCCAACCATTATATACGAAAACCCTACACCAATTACAATATAAGTAATCTCTTTCTAAAAGTTTGTATTGTTTTGCAACAATCTGAAGTGTATTAAGCTGAGCAGTGTAATACTCTATCATCCAGTTTTGTTTGCTTTTTAAGAGTGTCGTATTTAAAAAATGATAAGGGAAATTAGCATACAAAAATTCAGGAGGAAATTCTCTGTTACATTCTAGACATCTTGGATCTGTAACCAAAGATAAGAAATATGTTTTCCAACATTGAAGACAGACTTTTATGTTACAAAATTGACAAGGAAGAATTTTTCTTTGATGAAGAGTAAAAGAATTACAACAAATACTGCAAACCTCCATCCTTTCTATCTAAAGGTGCAATCTTTAACTTTTTTCCAAATTTTTGGAATCTTGTAACCATTGTTCACCTCCATTTAGTCGAAACCGCCCCTCGGACACTCTATGGATTTCCAGATGACCACATTTTAAATGACCATATAATGTAGCAGTAAAACAAGTTCCTCCGTTGTCATTAGTATATTTAAGACAATCAAGGTGATCTCGTGCAACTGTTTCATATACTGAAGCAAGAATATATTCATCAAGGACACCAGTGAATCGATGCCAAGAATATCCATTTTCGTGTGTATCTTTCAAGCAATCAAAATAACTAAATAGTGCAGCGGTAAAACAAGTGTCTCCATCCCAAGGACAGCCGTTTTCATGAGCATATTTAAGACAATCAAAATGACCATTTTCAGCAGCAAGTAAACAAGTAAATTTAGTCCAAGGACATCCATTCTCGTGTGCATATTTAAGACAATCAAGATGACCATTCTCTGCAGCATTTGAACAAGTATAACTATCCCAAGGACATCCATTTTCGTGTGCGTATTTCAAACAGTTAAGATGACCATTCTCTGCAGCAAGTTTACACGTTTTTGTGTTAAGATTAAGACAACACAACTTAACTAATTCGCAGTATTTCTGGAGCCCTGGAGGTAGTTCTCGAATATTTATACCGTTTTTCTTTATTACGATGGCACAAAGTTTTTGAAGAGAAAAAGCCATTTCTTTATATCTTCCATTCAGTTTTTTAAAATTTTCCACTGTACAGAGTGGAAATGAATCTAGTTAATTATTCGATAATATCACGAAAAGATATCCCTATTGGAAATCGTGGTATATCATTATCGGTGTATCCTTGATGTCTAACAGTTAACAATCTACCCAAGTAACTTTTAGCTGTTTTTAGAAAATGTTGTCTTTGAATTTCGGTAGCTTTAGGAACACAGTCAAATAAAGTACCTTTCTCTGTTTTACACGTCCAAATAACTTGTCCTCTGTCCATCCCTTCACCTTCACGAAAATCTACAACTTCGAATTCATTACTGTCAAAATCTTTCACTTTGACACAGAAAGAAGAACGTTTACCTTCGTATTTCGAAAACATAGATCTTATAACACTACCTTCGTAACCGTTCTTAACAAAAATCTGATGTAGTCTTTTAATTTCGTTAACACCTGACACTTCTATACTCTCTATAATCCTGATGTGATGTGGAAGAGTATTTATAGCAACAAATTTGGAAAGTTCATTCAATCTTTCGTGTTGCGTTTTATCGTTGATGAGGTCGAAAATATATAGAACAACATGCTGTTCTAGTTCTAAAGGAGGTTTATTCTTACGATGAACTCCAGCTAAGGTACACAATGTTTGGAAACCATCAGGATGAACTAATTCCCCATCATATATAAAATTTTTATCAAAAAGAAGGTCAAGATCAGCCTTTATGTGATTAAGATAAAGAAACTTTTTATTGTTTCGGCTCAACAATATCCATTCAGAATCCTTATAAAGAGCTAAACATCTTATGCCGTCTAATTTAGGTTGTTGAAAACATCCTTTTGATAACCAATCTTCTTTGTATGTGATATCTTTCAAGAGCATACATTTTATGAGAATGTCCGAAGGAGTCTGCTCATCTTTAAAAAAATAACCAAGTTTGATTTTATTTTCAATTTTAGATAAGGCCTCTTTCGTAGCTTGTTCGTTATCTGAAGTCGCATTTTTTTTACCGATATTCTTTCCTCTAACATCTCTAGTATAGATTTTTTTCTTTTTACTTCCCTTTTGATAAGATACTGTTGTAATAACGTTATCTATAACCGAAATTTCCCAAATAAGTTCCTTTCCTTTCTCCCCTACTTTAATTAGTTGTTTTTGAAAAACCATTACAATTATTTCTATTCATCCGAATAGAAAGAAAAATTTTTCTAGTCTAGATATAGAAGACTCTGCTAAAACTTCCGCTCATAGAGCGGAAATGGAAGACTTAGGTAACGGCATCACACCTTAGAGGCTGAATTTAGGACTAATCATCGTCTTCAGTTTCTTGATTATAAACGTCCTTTTCTTTGTCAACTTTTCCAATCTCTTCGTCCTCTTTTTCAACATCTTCTTCTTCAACTTCAACCTCTTCTTCATTTTCATTTTCAACATCTTGTTCAACCAACTTGTAGAACTTCCCTTCGGTTTCTATCAAATCTTTTTCTTTTAAGTTAGTGAGTAAAGTATTCAGTAAACTCGTCGGTTGAATAAATTTCTTAAGTTCAGTTAAAGTAAGAGGTTTCTTTTCAAGGTTTTTAAGTATGACTTGTTCTTGATCTTCAGGATGTTCGAAAAGCGAAATAAACTTCTCAAACTGTTGTGATGTGGCTTTACTCGGCGAATCTCCACCCTCTGTAAAACCAATAGTATCGTTTTCAAAGGTCACTTCTCTAAGAGTACAATTACGTTGCAAACATGAAGAACGCTTTATAAATCTTTGAGTTGCTATATTGAACACCTTATCTTCGTCTTTAATATCACCCCCCAATTTTGTTTTTTGACGTTTTTCTAGAAGTTTCTTGATCCAATCTACTAATTCTGTTCTCTCTTGAGGAAGCTTCGCATAACTACTTTCAGGAGATCTATGTCGAGTAGTTTTAGGAACAGGTTTACTACTTTTAGTAGGTCTAGCTACTTTCAATTGTTTTCCCAACAACTCTGCAATTTGATCTCCAGTTACATCTTCCTCCTCTATCAGTTCATCAAACGCCTCGTTGATGAGGGTTGTCAGTTTAGCTAGAAGCTTATCACGCAGTTTCTCCCTGGCTGACATTTTTAAGTTGTAATTCTTAAACTTCTTTCCAAATTTAAACAGCAAATCTAAATTTTTCCTAACGTAAACTTGGTAAGAGCCTCATGTTAATGTTGAAAGCCAAAAGTAATTGAATGAGTACTTTACTTGCACAAGGTAACTCAACCAGAAAAAGATTGAAACTATGACACAGACTGCATGATGCGAATTTGTAAGTAGACGGGTCTTTTCCGTGATAAATCATACCACATTCACATATGTAAAGTTTATAATAATCACTATTCAAAAAGAGTCGGTCTCTTAAAGTGAACGCACATCCATGAGATAAAATACAATCTCTTTCTTGTAATCCAAATCTATGTCCACCTTCAACGCTGCGACCTTCTTTAGGTTGTCTTGTAACAGGTTGAATAGGCCCCGTAGTCCGAACGTAGACTTTATCTCTACTCATGTGTTTCAGTCGCTGGTAATAAATAACTCCTGTATAAATAACTTCCAATTTCTTACCAGTTAAACCGCAGTACATCTGACAAGCTTTAAATTCTTTTATATGTTCAGGAATGAGTTTACAATAGAAAGGTGTGTGATGTAGATAATAAGAGATAGTTTGGTCTAGAAAACAATCTTTTTCACATCTTGGGTAAACAAGATTTCTCTTATATTTCGCACAAATCTTACAAATACGTATTTTAGAGTTTCTTGTTATAGCTACACCGCTTGACATTTCCAACATATGTCCTATGGTCATTCTGCTGGGAATACAAAGCGGGTTGATGAGTATATCCGGAGTAATACCATCCTCAGTGAATGGAAGATCTTCAGAAGGCACTATCATGCCTACAGTTCCTTTTTGGCCGTGCCTAGATGAAAATTTATCGCCTATTTGAGGAAACAAAAGTTCTGTCGTCACAATTGTTATGATATTTTCTCCTTTGTCAGTTAACAAAACATTAGTCTTCATTACGTGCATTATACAATCTTCTATCTGAAAAATTAGAGCTGGCTCTACTTTATCCTCAGGTTTTTTAGATAGTGAGTCGTTTTTTTTTGGTCTTTTGACAGAAATCAACACGTCATTTTTTTTAATAAACTCGTTCACTTTGATAATACCAGTTCTTTTATCTAATTTATCAAAATTGTAAATAGTATATTCTGGTTCGGAAGAAGGTGAACATAGAATATCTTTGTTTTCTAAGATATGTCTGAAAATAATATCTCTCCCGGATGCAAAGAGTCCTCTATCTATACTGGACTTGTTCAAGATTAAAGAGTCTTCTTGATTTTCTCCAAGAAAAGGCATAATAGAAACTATAGCATTTATTCCAGTTGGATGTTCATAAAAGAATTCTCCCATTTGAGTTATTGTTGATATAAGAGGAATTTGAGGGTAAAGCAAATAGTTATAAGTAGAAGACGGTTGGTCTATAGGTTTCAAAAATCCCAAAGCTTGTTTACTCATCTGACATTGGTATATATTTCTAGGGGCTTGGTTATGATTAGAATAAGGAATCAAACTTCCAATATATCCAAGACTAAAACTAAAAACCATGTCAAAAAATTGTTCATTCCCTATTGTGAATATATCCTTTTCAACCATTGTGAATTCCTCTAGTTCGTGTTTGTCTAAAAACAAAATTAAACCTTTGTTTAAACACTGCATGAGATTGTAGTTCTTGTAGACTCCTGATACAACAACTGGATAGAGTAGTCTGCCAGCATCCGAAAGAATAATAATCGCGTTAAGTTTTTTGCTGTAATATGTGGAAGTCTGATAAAATTGCAGTTCAGTTTTCAATCTCAATAATGTTTTCAAAACAGCATCTTTAGCTATAGTTTCTATAGTACCTATACAGTTACCGTTGACTAACACTATAGTCATAGATAGACTCATATCTCGTAGGTATTCTCTTAATAATTCTCTACATATTTCGCTCATATGTTGAGAAGTATCTATTGTTAAGATTGATTGTACTGAAGGGTACTTAACCAATCCAACTTTTTTACCATCAGGAGTACCATATGGACATAGGATGTCAGCTTGAGTAAGATGGAGATCCCTAGGTCCAAGAATTTTATTGCTTTCGTTTTTAACAGGAGTATTTATTTTTCTTATCAAGTCTAAATAATGTAACCCATTAAACGGGTCGAATAGTTGCGATACATACTGTGATGATTGAGGTTTCCCATGCCAGGCATTAGAAGATAAACAATTGCTGAAGCTATTCGTAATCTCCTCGTTTTTTTCTATCATAATTCTTATTGTTTCATCATTAGTAACCTGATGTTGTAGAGGGGATTTATTGAATATCGTTGTAATCTTTTTTTTGTATTTTTTGTGAAAAATATGAAACAGTTCAGTTGTAAAAAAATGATTAACAGTATAGATTCTTTTATTTCCGTAATGATCTCTATCATCTATTGCAATATAATTTACTAAACCGTATAAAAGAATTTTCAACAAATACATTGTAAAAATTCCTTTGTCTTTAACTGAGAGATCTGACATATGAATCAGATAATGTTCTTTCAATAATATAGAAATATCCTTTACAGTCTTCATTTTGATATTAGCCGAATAAATGGCTTGGTATATAGATTCTTTGTTCACGTTAAAAAAGAAATTATTCACAATAATTGAACAGATTTCACTTTGATACTCTATAGGAGCTGATTTTGTTATACATGTCAATCCGTTTTTTATGTCTTCATATTTTAAAAAAAGTATCAAAAACCATTCTATAGGTAACAACTCTCGTAACATCAGTTCTGGACAATAGACTAATATAACATACTTATTGTTTTTCAAAATCCTAGCTCCGACGTCTATCAAAGAAGACCTTAAAATAGAATTAAGACTCTTTAACTCTACATATTTGTAGAATTTGAATTCCTTCTTTTTAGATAAAAGGAAGGGATAGTTATAAGCTATTCTCTCTTCCATACAAATAACCTTTTTTGAACCTTTCACAACGAAGTAACACTTCATTATATCTTTAACTGTTTCATGAACACATAGATTACTACCTACCATTACCGGAAGTCTTCCTATACAAATTTCAACGTATGATTTTTTGTTGTTACACTTGAAAAAATAAGAAATCACAGCTTTGATTTTAGCATTATAAGTTGTTGCACTGTTTACACATTCTTCTGGAGAGAAATCGAATGGCTTTTTGCTAAGACCAGCTTCACGACTGGCTTTTTCTACTTCGACATTTTCGATCCGTAATGTTAATTGATCTGTTTCTATGGTTTCATGTTCAAGAATTTTTTTAACTGAGTGTGAGACAAAATAGTTATAACTCTCCAACTGTATTTTTTCTGGTGGATTGAAATACAGAAACTCCTTAACAAGATTCATATTTCATACATGAAAGGTCTTTCCGAAATCCATTTTTTTCCATTTAAAAATGTTTGGATTTTGCGTCTTATTATTGCTTGCATCTGCTGTCTTAATTATAGAATATCATCTGTTTTATGTTGGTAATGATCCTGGAAGAGATTTTCTTAACCATCTGATATTCAGATGGCAAGATGACTGTTGTTCGTGGTGGCCTATGACTCATTTTGTTTTATTCTTTATTATAGGTACTCTCGTTCCGGATAAAGGGATTATTCCCATTTATATTATGGGAATTTTGTGGGAAGTTTTTGAAAACATTGTCGGAAGATCTACTAACATGCCTAAAAATGTTATCAGATCAAACAATAAACTTCAGTATAATTATTTATGGTGGTCAGGATCTTTGAAAGACGTTTGGTTCAATGGAGTAGGATTATGCATGGGGTATGTATTTAAACTATTTTTGAAGAACAGGATCCAAAGAAAAATCGTTGACCTTATATAACTTAGTCCATAAACTGTATAATCCCGTAAGTGAACTAATATTGTTCAGCCTCCATCCTTTGTTATTTTTAATCCATTCTATAGGATCTTCGTTGTTGTATATTGATTGATAACGTATAAGAGATTCTTCTAATTTGTGTCTTGAAATTGTTAGATAATATGCAATCTGATAAAGAAAAACTCCTGTCTCTGTTATTTCGTTACAATCATCGCTAAGGATATTTTCTATGGGATTTTTAAGTTTCAACAACTCCAGAAATTGAGACTGTGTAATTTTGTTGAACAGTTTTCTTATTCTAACACCTTCAACATAAAACAACCATAGTTCTGTCAAGTCAGTAGAACTTATCTTGTTGTCTTTGCTTTGGTCTAAAACATGCTTTAACAAAGGGTCGAACTTAAGGATCCAGTCTTTTTTAACGTCTAATATTGCAGTTTCGTCGTTATCTCTAGGTTGTTTAGTTATCTCCATAGATCTTCGACATTCTTCGTAGCTCATTCGTTGATAACTTTCAACATCCATTTTAAAAAAAGTTGGTACTAATTAAAGAAATTCGTTTACTATATTTCCTAATGCTTCTGGGTGATGTAAAAGTCTTTCTAAAATATATTTTCTAGCTTCTAGAAGACTATTAATTCTATTGAAATTTGCTATTCGAAAATTTGGATCGAACTGAGACATACGATCTCCCAGTCTTTTCAATTTTTTCAGAGGAGTTAACAAAAACTTTCGTCTAGGGAAATAGGGTACTCTTTCTTCCGCTCTATTTATTAAAGCGTTAACTTCGTCTTTTAGAGTAGCTGTCGATGCGTCTCTTTGTTTCAGAACGTGAATATCTTTAGGAAGGTTTTTAACACGTTCTCTAGCTTCTCTAACAAAATTGGCTGGTAAAGGTTGTCGGTTGTAAGGATTACTTCCTCGAAGACTCGAGACTTCGAAAACATCGAAGCAATACTTTACACCTTCTTGTTCTAGAGAGATAATTCTTTCCGGAGGTAGTAGATATAAATCGTCTCCGGAAATGGTAGATTCGTTAGTACAATTATCGTAG